ATGCTAGTTTAAGACATACTATTACAGCAGGTGGTAGTGGAGAAGCATCTTTAGTTTTAACTGCTAATAATAGTACAGGTGATTCATTTGTAAGATGGGAAACTAATGCAAACACCTTTTGTATGGGTCTTGACAATTCTGATAGCAATAAATTTATTTTAAGTGCAGGAAGCGACCCTCATTCTAATAGTGTAATAAATATTCAGCCTGATGGTTCAAGTATAGCCATTGATAAGCCTGCAAGTTTTACAGATGTAATAGTAGGTGAAACAAATTCACATATTTCATATACAGCAGGTCAAGCAACAAGCACAGTAACTGGTGGAGCTTTTCGTGCCCCAGGTTCTGATATGGTTACAGGAAGAATTTTTTTCCAAGGCTATCAAAATGGTGCAACTGATTTAGTAGGTATTAATAATGAATCAGATAAATTAGTAGTTTATAATTACACAGATAGTGCTTATATGTTAAAATTTGATCACGGTGGAAGTGCTGATTTTACAGGTAATGTTGGAATAAATGGCGATAGATATATGCTCATGGAAAGCGATGCTAACAAAGGATTTTTTGGTAAAGACGATTGGGCAACAAGTGGTGGAAGTGCTGACAATGTAAATGTAGGCTCTTATAATGGTCAGGTTAAAATAACAGCAGGAGCAGGTTCTAGCTCAACTTCTAATATTGTTTGCTTAACAAATAAATCAACACATTTTAATAGTTTTATTAATGTTGAAGGAGATGTACAACACAAGGCTTCGTCAGGAAGCGGAGTTACTGTTTATAAATTATGGCAACAAAATGGAGGATATACTGGAGATATTGACATTGTATGTACTGCAAGTGGTTGGAAAAGTTTTATTTATGATTTAGTAGTAATCGGTCATGGAGGCGGTGGAAATTGGCGTGGATTCGCTTATCACAATGGAGGAATAACTCACGGTTATCAATCAATTAACAATAACAATGGTGCTGTAGGTTCTATGAGTTTAACTACATCAGGTCAAAGCATGACATTTTCAATTCCTCTTAGCTCTACACTTACTCATGTATTGATTGAATTTACACTTTCAACAGGAGGTGGAGACCTCATAACACAAGACGATATAGCAATAAGTATAGATTAATATGGCATTAACTAAGATTAAACTAGATACAATGGTAACAGGCAATTTGCCTGATGCTAATATTCCTAATAATATTACTATTAGTAACGCAGGTACAGCTACTGCTCTTGAAACTGCTAGAACTATTAATGGAATTAGTTTTGATGGCTCAGCTAACATTACAGTTACTTCAGCAGCTGGAACATTAACAGGCAATACTTTAGCTAGTGGAGTAACTGCAAGTTCACTTACTTCAGTAGGCACTCTTGGCTCTTTAACAACTTCAGGTTCAACAGGTAGTAATTACATAGGTTCATTTACTAATACATCAGCAACAGGTTGGGGCTTATTTGTCAAAGGTGGTTCTGATAATGCAGACTACACATTAAGAGTACAAGACAAAGATGCAAATGATTTATTGTCAGTAAAATCAGGAGGTCGCACTGGTTTTGGTACGAATGATCCTGAAAGCATACTCCACGTTAAAACTTCAACTAATACAAGTGAAAATATAAGAATACAAAACGATGATTCAATGACTACTATAGGTGTTTCATCTGATGGTTACTCATTCCATACATATCAGCATAGTTTGTATTGGTCAAGTTGGGATGGTTCTAATTGGTCTACTAAAGCTAGATTAGATAATAATGGAAATTGGGCTATTGGTAGTGGCTCTACCGTTGATACTGATAAATTTTACATTACTGATGGTGCTTCTCCTTATGGTGGTGCTAATAGAATGATTCAATTAAAAAGAAATGCAACAAATGGAAATGATTCAAGTTCTTTTTGCTCTATTTTATTTGGTAACAATTCTAATGGATTTACTATTGGTTACGGAGGAACTACAGATAGATTTAGATTTAATGATGGAGGTGGCGTAGAAAGATTTACGATTGTTAATGGTGGAGACGTTGGTATTAACGATACTGCACCTTCAACTGCATTAACAAGCTTTGGTTCTGCTTCAAGAGGTTTATCTATAAAAAATCAACAACCTACTATTTCATTTACAGATTCAGATGTTACAAAAAGAGCGCATATTGCATTTGAAGGAGGTTCAAGGCAATTATATCTTTCAAGTCCAGAATCTGATGGTATAATAACATTCCAAACAGGTGGATTTAACGAAAGGATGCGTATTTTAGCTGAACGTAAAATTGCTATGTTTGGCACATCAATTCCACAAAACTTTGGTGATGCAAGAGGACATCTTTTAATATCTTCAGAAGATAATGCAGGTGCTAATAACTACGCTGTATTACAACTACAAGGACATACTATAAACAATGATGGTTCTTTAGGTGCTATACATTTTTATGACCATAATAGTAGTAATGCGTCTATTCAAGCAAACAGACAGAATAATAGTGGTAGTGCTAAACTTATGTTTTCTACATCAGAGTCAGGTGGAAGTAAAAAAACTAGAATGACTATTTTTGACGCAGGTTCTGTTTTAATAGATAATGATAATAGTGGTTCACCTGCTCAGCTTACAGTGCAAAATGATGGAAGTACAGGATGGTTAGGTACTTGGTTAGTTTTAAATAGTAAAAATCATTCTAATCGTGGTGCAGGTGTAACAATGCACAATCAAGCTGCTGACAAAGGATTCTTTACAGGATGTCGTTATCAATCAGGATTTGAGAGGTGGAGTATATGTTTTGAAGGAAGAAATTACGCAGACCAAACAACTGCTGATTCTGACCATGAAGTATTGCACGTAAACTATGATGGTGCAGCTTACAACGACCAAAATACATGGGGTTCATCATCTGACGAAAGAATTAAAAATAGTATTGTAGATTCAAATTCTCAATGGGATGATATAAAATCATTAAAAATTAAAAATTATAAACTTACTAAACATGGAAAAGATGCTTCAACTTTAATAGGTGTTATTGCACAAGATTTAGAAAAGTCAGGAATGAATGGTCTTGTAGATGAAACAGAAGCTGATGAATTGCAAATAGCAAGATACGAAGATATAAATGAAGGAGATAAAATTAAATCTGTTAAATATAGCGTACTTTACATGAAAGCTATTAAAGCTTTACAAGAAGCTATGGAAAAAATAGAAACCTTAGAAACTAAAGTAGAAGCATTGGAGAACGCATAATGCCTTATCTTGGACATTCACCAACTAACGCTGGAAGTTTCATTGAAATTGATGATTACGGATCTTCTTTCAATGGAAGCACAACAGCTTTTACCTTACAAGTAGGTGGTGTAGATGTAACACCTAATGCTCAAAACTTATTAGTTATGATAGATGGTGTTATGCAAATGCCAGGTAGTGCATATAGTGTTTCTGGTAGTACTATTACATATACAGAAGCACCAGCTAACGGAGCAGATTCTTATGTAGTTCTTATGGGTCAATCGGCTAGTATTGGTCAAGGTACAATAGGTGCCGATGAATTAAAAATAACAGGTAATGGTTCAAGTGGACAACTCTTATCTACAGATGGGGATGGTACTTTTAGTTACCTATCAACTACAAGCATTACTTCAGTAGGTACAATAGGTACAGGTGTCTGGCAAGGGACTGCTATCGCTTCTGCTTATCTTGATGCAGACACAGCTCATCTTTCAGGTACGCAAACATTTAGTGGTGCTAAAACATTTACAGGTGGATTAACAATAGATCCAAGTGGTGATAATTATGTAACTATGACAAGTGGGGCAACTGATGCTAATTTAGGATTTTTATTTAAAAACTCATCTAATGCTCAAAAAGGTTTTGTATTATTTGATTCCGATGATTCTATACTAACACTTGATTCTGATGGTGTAATTAGGCTTGATGCAGATGGTGGTCAAATACAATTCTTAGATGGTGGTACTGAAATTGGTGTTCTTGAAAATAGTAGTTCTGATTTTATAATAGAATCAAAAGTGCAAGACAAAGATATACTGTTTAGAGGTAATGATGGTGGTACAGGCATAGAGCTTATGCGAATGAATATGTCAGGAGCTAATATAGGAATAAGCACAGGAAATAGTATTGGTGCAAAACTTCACGTTGCTGACAATAGAAGCACAGCTTATAGCAGTACAGGAGAACCTGCTGAAACTATTATTGCACATAACAAAAATGGTACTGATAATAGTGGTGTAAATAATTACGCATCACTATCATTCCAAGTAGCAGATGGAGCTACATCTCAAGGATTTATAAATTATGTAAGAACTGGTAATAATACTGGAGATTTTACATTTTCTCAAAGAACTGGTAGTTCAAGCTATGCAGAGGCTATGCGTATTTCATCTGATGGTAAAATAGGTATAAACCACACCACACCACAATTTGGCTTAACTTTAGCTCAAGGCAATACAGATAAAGAGGCAATAGGATGGGAAGATGCAAGTAATACCAAAAGAGCATCTATTTACACATCAACTTCAGATGATTTCTTAACTTTTAATGTTGCAGGTGGAGACAGAATGAAGTTAGGTAGTAATTCAAGTAATTGGACTTTGCAACTTACAGGCAACAGCCCTTATGGGATGCAAATAACAACTACTGCGTCTAACTCATCTTCACATGATATGTTTGTAGTAAAAAGAGGAGATGGAACAAAATGTTTTGAAATTTTTGGAGATGGTAATGTTTATGGTGTAAATGAATTTATTTCTGATAGGGGCTTTAGAAGTAAAGGAACATCAGGAGCTGCTCCCACAGGCGATGACCATCATAATGTACCTATTAAAATGGTAGCATATAGAAAGACTGTTTCTTCAACCGATGTTAGTAATGGATATATTGATTTTGATACAGATATATATAGAGATAATATAATTAGTGGAATAACAAATCATTTTGGAGCAGCAGCTACTAATGTTAATAACATAGGGTATAATCCAGGATATGGACATTCATTGCATTTTTATGCAGGTGGAGGTTGTCGTCTTTATTTTGGGGGCAGTGTAGTGCAAAATGATAAAATGGGTATAGTTTTATTCTTTCACGGGAGTACAGGCTAATGCGTAAAAAATTAAACGAATGGGCAGATGCAAGCAAAGTATTGCACGGATTAGTATTGATCGGATTTGCTATAGCATTTATGGTAAGTATATTAAGCTGTGAAGATGATTTTCACATAGGTAAATCAGAAGAAGAAATTAAAACAGAATTATATCAAACTATGTTTGAAGTTGATAGCATTTTATTAAGAATAAAATATCAATTAGACACTACTGATATAGATGGTACGTTTTATTTAAATGCTCAAAGAATTAACAATGGTAGTAATTAGAATTGCTTTCATTGTTATAGTATGGATAATAATAATAACAATAAACCAATAGGAGATATTGTGGCATCATTAAAAGAAAAACTAGAAGAATTAACTAAGCAGTATAAAGAGGTTTCTGAGCAAGCAGCTCAAACCAATACTATGAAAGTTAAATTGGAAGGTGCAATTGAAATGACACAAATGCTAATTCAAGAAGAAGAAGCATCGAAGGAAGATAAGAAAGACGATAAGAAAAAATAATGTCAAACGTTCAACAACAGCGAGAAGAAATGTTAAAGATGGTTACAGAAACTCGTGCCTATCAAAAAACTATTTTTAAAAAGTTAGATAGGATTGAAGAACATTTGGCAAAACAAAATGGCAGGATTAATAATTTAGAAAAATCGCAGTCGGTAGTAAAAGGTATAGGTTTAACTTTTTCTGTTATTTTTTCTGCCATATTAGCAATCATAAAAGGAGAACAATAATATGGATTCATTAATGATTATACTAGGTGTAGTTGCAGCTATTTGTGGCTCATTAGTTGGCATTGTATCTGTTCAGAATCGAAAACTTATTGTTGAATTTCAAGAGTTGGCAGAGGTATTGAAGGAAGCCCTAGAAGACAAACAGATTACTAAAGATGAAATGAAAGAAATTATGGCTGAAGTAATTGATGTTGTAGATGCTCTAAAGGAATCAACATGGCTTTTCAAGAAATAGTAGAACGAGTAATAGAACGTGAAGGGGGTTATGTAAATCACCCTAATGACCCTGGAGCGGAAACTAACATGGGTATATCTATTAAAGCTCACCCTAAAGAAGATATTAAAAATCTTACTAAAAAAAGAGCTATAGAGATATATCATCGTTACTACTGGATACCAAGTAAAGCATCACAGTTGCCCAATAAATTACAAGAAACATATTTTGATATGGCAGTAAATATGGGAACATCTCGTGCTGTTAAAATATTGCAAGAGGCTTGTAATTCGAAAGGATGCAAATTAGTTGTAGATGGTAGAATAGGACCAAAAACAATGAAAGCATCAAAAAAAATAAACAAATCAAGACTGCAAGTATACAGAATATTGTATTACACAGATCTTATAAGAAGAAGAAAATCATTAAAGGTGTTTATAGTTGGTTGGATTAGAAGGGCTATGGAAGCATGATTACTAAAAGAGCTATTGTAATACCAGACCAGCATTTTCCATTGCACGACCAACCTGCTATTAATGTAACCTTACAAGCTATGGAAATAATTAAACCAGATATTTTTATCAATCTGGGTGATGTTGGTGAATGGAGTAGTGTTTCAGCTTGGCAATGGAAAGGTAAAAAACAACCTCCTCTTGAATATCAACTTCCATTTATTAAAGAAGAAATAGAACAAGTAAATGAAGGCATAGATCAATTTGATAAAGTGTTAAATAAAATAAAATGCAAAGAAAGGTATATTTTAGCAGGAAATCATGATGAATGGTTAACATATGGTTTTTGTGAAAGATACCCTTATATGAAAGACTATACATTTAGAAAGGCTTGTAGATGGGATGAAAGAGGATATAAATATTACTCATACAATCAACCCCTTAAATTGGGTAAGGTCAACTTTATTCACGGAGCATATGCAACAACGTACCACGCTAAGAAACATCTTGAGGCTTATGGTAGTAATATTATCTACGGGCATACTCATGATATACAACGTCATTCTACTACTAAGCTTGACAGTGGAACGATTGGTGCATGGAGTATGGGCTGCCTTAAAGATATGAGTCCTAGTAAAAATAAATGGCTAAAAGGTAGACTTCATAACTGGAATCATGCTTTTGGTATTGTAGACTTTTTTAAAGGTGGCAATTTTAAAGTTGAAGTTGTAGAAATAGTTAAAGGAGTTACCTCTTTATGGGGAGAAAGGATTGAAGGTTAGTTATGGCATACGAAAAATATGAAGAAACTGAAGATATTATTGATTGGGATGCTGTTGCTAAACAACCATTGTATTATAGAAATGCAATAGCAAAAGGAAAAAGAAAACCACCAACAAAAAAAATAATACGTAAGGGTAAGCGTAGAGAGGAAAATAAAAATGCCTAGAGCAAAGAAAAAAGGTTTATACGCAAATATTCATGCTAAACGTAAACGCATAAAAGCTGGTTCTGGTGAAAAAATGAGAAAACCAGGAACTAAAGGTGCGCCTACTAAAGCACAATTTAAAAGAGCAGCTAAAACTGCTAAAAAAAGAACAAGGAAAAGAAGATAATGGCTAAATCACCTGCATGGCAACGTAAAGAAGGAAAATCACCCAGTGGTGGATTAAATGCTAAAGGTAGGGCTAGTTACAAAGGTGGTACGTTAAAAGCACCTGTAACTCAAAAAAATCCTAAAGGTAAAGCTAAATCTAGACGTGCATCATTTTGTGCTAGAATGTGTGGAATGAAAAAACGACTTACTGGCAAAAAAACAGCAAATGATCCAAACTCTAGAATAAATAAAGCGTTAAGAAAATGGAGATGTAAATGTCGTTAGAGACTGAGCAACAAGAGCAAAGACGCATAGAAGATGAAATTATTGACAACTTTAATTATCAAGAAGCTGAATCATTTATGGATTTAGTTGATTACGATGAGGAATATATAGAAAAAGATGCCGAAGAAAAGTATAGAAATAAATCCGTTTGATGGTGGATTAAATAACTACGCAGATGCTCGTGATATAAAAGAAAACGAGCTTGCTGTAGCAACTAATGTAGATACAGACCAACCTGGTCGTATTATGATAGGCAAACGTACTAAAGATATGTCTGCAAGGACTGGACCTGCGTCTGTTTCTGCTGGAACAGGCTTGTTTCAATATAACTCTGATTATAATACTAGTAATGCTGGAGTACCGACAGAATATCAATTATTGTATGATAATAACACATTGTATCGCAGAGATGTTAGTTCTACTAATTTTACATCTATAGCTTCATTAGGTTCTGGATATAATCCAGTTTATTATGCATTAGATGGAAACATAAGATTAGGTGATGGGAATCTATCTTCTGACACTAAATTTGTTGGAGTAACTGATGTTGATAATTTTGCCAATAATCAAGCATTAGCTTTAACTATTGTTAATAGTTATATAGATCCTCCTACAGATGGTGATTTAACAAAAGACCCTGCTGACCAAACTGCAGCTCCTTCTAGTCAAAGTACAAATTATATTGATATGATTGTACAACAAAAAACAGGAAGCAAAACAGATTGGTTTACATTTGATGGTAGTGATAGTTCAGATAAACAACTTACTAGTATAAAAAATGGTGGTATTAGTAGCAATCCAAGTGTTGTCTCAGCTGCTACAATAACTGAGTCAAATATAAATTCACATTCGCTTATAGACACAAGCCACACATTAAATGGTTCAACTGTTAATGCGTCTGATGGTGAATACTATCATGTAAATAAAGAAAACGGAAGTGTTACTTATAGTGAGTGTCAAATATTTTTTGCTTCAGGGCAAGAAACATCTTTTGAAGATAAAAGTATATTTGTTGATTTGTATATTCCTTCTGGAACTAAATCTAATTTAAAAACTGAAGCTATTGTTTTTGAAGTTGGCAACAATGAAAGCAATCATTATAGATATAATATTGCTAACTCACAAATAACAGAAGATCAATGGCAAACACATGAATTAAAATTTGGTCATCACGATAGCCAAGATGGCAGTCCTAATGCTGTTGGTATTTTATATTTTAAAGCAACTGCTCAATTTCAAAGCAGTAGCAATACTAATACTGATTGGGGTATTGACGAACTTAAAACTGGTGATATTACAGTAGGTACATGGAATGGTAGATACAGATTTTTTTATAGTTGGATATATGATAAAGTGCAAGAGAGTATACCTTTTAAGTTTAACAATCAAACTACTTTTTTTGAAGTAGAAAATAAAATATTGCAATTTAGAGCGCATTTAAAATTAAGCAGTAGTCCAGGTGATAATGATAGAATTACTGGAGCTAATGTTTATTTTGTTGAATATGATTTAGATGACAATCCATTAGATACAGATAAAAAATTATTAATGGAAATAGATGTAGAAAAAGGAATTAAAAAAGTAGGTGGTGAAACTTTTGAAGCATGGGGTCAAGCAACAGGTGGCAGTTCTGGATTTGAAGCACCTTACAACAATGCGCATACTAATTATTTACAAATATTTGACCCTAGTGGATTAGAAACATTTTCTACAAAAGCTGGATATAGTGAATATGAAAAACTTAAAAAAATAAAATTTGCTACTGCAGTAGCAATGAATAGACGTTCTTATGTTGGTAATGTTAAAATTACAGATTCTAACAATAAAGAAACTTTGTATTCTGATAGAATATATAAATCAGAACCAAATATGCCAGATGTATTTACTGAATTAAACTATGTAGATATTGCAATTAATGATGGTGAAAAAATAACAGCATTAGCAAATCTAGGTGATTTGTTACTGCAATACAAAGAACGCTCTATGTACATCATTAACTGCACACAAGAAATAGAATACCTAGAAGATACACATGCATTTAGAGGAGTATGGGGGCAAGGAGCAGTATGCACAACTGATGCTGGTATAGTGTGGGTAAATAAACACGGACTATTTTTGTTTAATGGGAAACAAGTCACTTCTCTTATAGATAACAAAATAGATCCAACGTATTGGGCAAGTAAAATAGGAACAAAACCTCTTGTTGGGTACGAACCAACAAATAGGACTATTTTAGTCGTAGGTGACTCTGATAACGCTAGTAATGGTTTTGTTTTTTCATTAGTTGCTAATTCTTTTAATTATATAACTGCTACTGGTGATTTAAGTGGAAATTTATTTACAACAGACATGACTAACTTAGTAAGCAGTAATACTGGAGTATTAAGTTGGTATATAGATAATGGTAGTGATGTAAAAGAACAAGAATGGGTTACGTCTTTAGGCGATACGCATATTGAAATATTAACAAGAGATCAAGATTTTAAAGACCCTGCAAGACGCAAAATGGTTAAAAACGTTTATTTAACGTACAAACTTCCAAGTGGTCAAGCAGTTCCAACTATAAAATTTAGAACAAACGGTGGCACAACTGATTACAGTTTTGATGCTGCTTTATCAGCTGGTCATAATGATTGGTATACTCAAGTATTAAAACCAGCAACATCAGCACAAGCCAATAATATATATAGCTTTCAAGTACGCATATATGGGTCAACAGGCAAAGATTTTCAAATTAACGACATCAACGTCGTCTATAGAGATAAAGTGCTTAAATAATGCCAAATAAAGAAGCAAAACAAAGAAAACGTATGCGTAGGCTAAAGACTAAACAAATTAAAGAACGCAAAGCAAAATTGCGTAGACAAAAAAAAGATGCCAAGCGATAAACAAACTAGACAACAACGACACCAAACACAGGTAAAAACGCAATCTGGTAAAGCAATACGAGGAGCGCAAGCTACTGAGTTTGTTAAAGGTTCTGGTTTTCGTAAAACTGAGTTTATTGGAGGTAAAAAGTTTTTTACACCTATGAGTTCTGACCCTAATGTATCTGGAGCTGGTGGAGATGTTACTAATATAACTGTAACAGGCTCTAGTGGTGGTGCTGGTGGTGATGTTAAATCTGATGGCACTGTACATTTTACAGCTCCACAAACTGGTGTAGCACCTACTTCTGATTTGCATTTAGCTACAAAAAAATATGTAGATGACGAAGGTGTGGTAAGTGCTAACTCTATAACTGTTGATAAACTGCAACAAATTAATACTGATACATTTTTAGGTAGAGATACAGCTGGTACTGGTAATGTAGAAGTAATAACATTAGGTCAGCTTGAAACAATGCTTAACCTTGGACAATTTATATCTAGTGCTAGTACAAATACTTTAACCGATATGGCTACTTCTAGTCCTTCTGCTGGTCATTATTTAAGACATAATGGAACTGCTTTTGTTAATACTGCATTTGTAGTTTCAGATATAAGTGGATTACAAGCAAGTCAAATACCAGCATTAGCTACAAGCAAAATAACAAGTGGTACGTTTGCAGATGCAAGAATATCTGAAAGCAGTGTAACACAACACTCAGCAGCAGTTAAATCTTCAGCTAGTCTTATGAATAATTTCTTTTTTCAAGAAGCTGATACTAGTACTACATCAGTTGAAGAAGACCATAAAGTTAAAATTGTAACTAATAATGGTGGAGCTCATGGAACAGGAACGATATCTACTAGTGGAAGTGGTAGTTCAAGTGTACATACTATAACATTAAATACCCCGAATACTGTTTATAGTGCTGGTACAAATGTTAGTTTTAGTGGCACTCAAATAAACGCAACTAATACAAATCAGCTTACAAGATTTTATATGAGAGATGATGATAATGACGCTGTTTATTTAGCTCATGACCATTATGTAAAATTTGCTACTAGTGGAGGCGTAACTACTAATTGGAGTGCTACAGATGCAGCAGGTAGTTCAGGAGACCCTCATATACTTACAATAGCATTTGATCAAAGCAGTATTACAACCGTAGGTACTATTACTAGTGGAACGTGGAGCGGTAGTGTAATTCCAAGTAGTAAACTTGACGCAGACACAGCACACTTGTCAGGTACACAAACATTTTCAGGAGCAAAAAGTTTTAATGCAGCATCTACAATGTCTGGATTACAGATTAATGCTGGAAGTGGAAATAATGTAAGTGGTCAAGATGCTAGTCTTTATGTAAGTGCAACTTCAGATAATGATTGGGGTATATGGGTTAATAAAGCAAGTAATGAATACGGTGTAAAAATAAGTGTTGCAACTGATAGTAGTCTTGGATTAGCAGTTTACGGAGGAACAACAAAAAAGTTTAGCGTAACAGGAAATGGAGTAGTAGACACAGGAACATGGAATGGTTCATCAATATCTGCTACATATATAGATTCAGCAATACCTCGTCTTTCAAGTACGCAAAGTTTTACAGGTGATAATACATTTACAACTAAAATAAAAGTTGGTACAACAGCTAGTTTTCCACATACAGATACTGACCTTTTAGTTGGCGGAGTTAATCATAGCAGTTCAAGTGCTATTGCTCAATTTGCAGGTTTTATAAGAGTGCGAGGTCATGCAATTATACATGATGGGTCTAGTGCTAATGCTGTAGGTTGGATGTATGGAAATGGTGGTTTACAAACGTATTCAGAAAGTAGTGGTACACAAAATGTATACGCTGGAGCTGATGTAGTAGCTTATTATTCTTCTGATCCAAGATTGAAAACAAATAAAAAAAGAATTGAAAAACCATTAACTTTATTATCAAAAATTAATGGATATACGTTTGATTGGAAAAAATATGCATCAAAATTTGGTTCTCATCTTGTAGGAAAAGACTATGGTGTTATGGCAGATGAAATAGAAGAAGTAATGCCAGAGCTTGTACATGACAGAGATAATGGATATAAAGGTGTTAAGTATGAAAAGATTGTACCTTTGCTTATCGAATGTATAAAAGAACAGCAAGTACAAATAAACCAATTAAAGAAATGGAAGAGTGATAAAAAATGGATATAATTAAAAATTACAAAGCTATGAAAACTGCTAGTAAAATAGCTATTGCTACAGATGACAATTCTGGAATTAAGGTAACTAAAAAACAATTTAATTCTGATACTGGAGAAGCTTTAGATGACAAAGTAGAGTATCTTAATTTAGAATTTGTTACTAATAGAATAAGTGCTATAGATACGATGACTACAGAATTAGCTGCAGAAAAAGCAGATTTAGAACAATTTAAAACAGATGCAGAGGCTCTTTAATGGCATTACCTAGTTCAGGTCAAATATCTATTAAACAGATATATAATGAAGCAGTGGGTACTGGTGGTCAAGGTAATACGCCAAGTAACGTACATATAACAGCAGGTTTAACAAAAGTAAGTAACTTAGTTACCTCTATTCTTACAGGATATGGTGGTATAACTAGTCCAGCTGCAGATACAGAAAATTTAAACAGTTCAACACCACATGCTTTGTCAGAGTTTTATGGTGTAGATTATGATGGAGTATAATTTAAACAGGACAATATTATGGCATATAAATCAAGAAATTTAAATATAACAAGAAACAGAGCAAGTGCTGCAAATACAAGTGCTTTAACAGATTTAAATGATGCATTATCAGGAATGAATGAATTTAAATCAGGTGTACAAGATTTGTTAAAAATAAAAAAACGAACTGATAAAGATAAACAAAGCATACAAAAATTAGTTACATTACAACAGTTTAAAAATTTTTCTGAAGATATGTCAATGAAAGAATATGAACAATATAAAACTAATTTTATGGATATGGTAGAAAAAGATAAGATAGAAGACTATACGTTTCCTGATTTTGAAGATTTTTACAAACAAAGAACTTTAGCTACAATAAAAGGAGATACTTATAGTCCTTCTGATTTAAAAGTAAGCTATGACAATTTAAATATTGAAAAAATGAATAGAATTATGAGGATGAAATAATGCATAGACCAGGACATAAATACGGATTAGATGCTTTTTTAGAACAAGATATGTCAAAATTTGATACTGATTTTGGTATGACTACTGATACTACATCATACTCTATGCCTTCACAGCCAACTATAACTCCTGTTCAATCTATAGGAGGAACTAATCAACCTATGGGTAATGGTATAGATCCAAGAGGAAACGCACAGGCACAAGCAGTTACAAACTTAACTACACCACCACCTGACCCTACATCTGCAATAAACATGAGTGAAATGTATCCAGATGCTCCTAGACCTACAGTAACTGGTGGAATACAAAATACAGAACAAGCATATAATATGACAGTATCTCCAACAGAACAAGCCTATCAGGCTAGTCTTGAAAATCCTAAAATGGCATTATCTAGGTTAGATAAAGAATATTTTGCAGCTAATCCAGAAATGGCTTCAGCAGATGCAGTGGCTTCAGCAGGTGCAGATGCTTCAGTAAAAGCAGGAGGGAAAATTTCTGCAGGTACAATAGCACAAGGTTTATCTATTGGTCGTGACCTTATAGGTGGTATACAAGAAATAGGGCAAAGAAGACAAAATGTTAAATCTTTAGACAAAACAATAAGCTCATTAACATCTATGTTAGGAAGTTTAACAGAAAAAAGAGCTAGTGGAATAGAAGCTATGGATGACCAATATCAAGAAGGCGTAAGGCGTATGGATGCTAGGTCTTCATTGTCTTTAGGTCAAAGACTTGGTAAAGCTAGAAACAGAAGGGGCAATATAATTTCAGGTAGTCAAGATAGAATGATAGGAAAAGAAATTGATCGTGCAACTACAGTTAGAGATATAAACGTTGCAAATTTAACTGATAAAGTAGAAGCACAAAAAAGTGTGTTTAGAGAACAATTGGCAAGTCAAAGAGAAAAAGCTAATGCACAATTAGAAGCTGCAATGGCACAAAAGAAAAAAGAAGAATTAGCAGCTGGACCACTAGGTGTAGCAAATGTTATAGCTGATGTTGGTATAGGCGTACTAACATTAGGTAATCCAATTTTAGGAACTGCTCTTAAAATGGGCAAAGATGCCTTAACAGATCCATATTTATCATAAGGAAGAACTATGTCGGAATTAAATATATTAATAAATCAAATGAAGCTAGACAATCAAAGAAGGCGTCTAGACCAACAGCAAGAACAATTTGAAACTGTGCAATCAAATAAAATGCTTAATACGTTAATACAAAGTAATGTAAGAAGTATTAATGAAATATCTACAGGAATTAACGATGAAAATGATATTGAAGTATTAAATAATGCAATTAACACTATGGAGCAAACTAAAACTGGCATAGACATAAATGATGAATTTGTTGATGCTAATATATTGAATGTACAAAATAGAATTAACGACATAGAAACTAAAGGAAAAATTTTAACTCAATTAAATGATTTAAAAGGTAGGATAGGAAATGAGTCAACTACAGGTGCAAACAAAATTTTAGATGATTTAGGAATGACGTATAGTAGAATCTCTGATAGTTTAAATGAAGAAAATAAAACTTTAGTTAGAAATCAAATAAATAACACAAGAAATCAATTAGAGGTTCAAGGTTATTTAAATGTAATTGACCAAGACACAGAAAAAGAAGGTATGCAATTTAAGGACAAAACTACGCAAAAACTTTATAATGAAGTAGTAGATCCATATGTAAAAGTAGCTAGTGTAACAGATGATTATGTTACAGCTTTAGCTAGTTTAAGGTCTTTCTTCCCAGCATTAGCACAACAAAAAGAAGATATGTTAAAAGCATATGCAGAGGGGAAAGAAGATGCGTTAGAAGCACAAGAAGCAAAAGCAATAGAAGCTAGAAAGAAAACATTAATGGGTTACAAAGCTCAAATGAATGAAGTAGACAGCGTTCTTAGAGGTAATATGAATCCTATATTTAGTGGAACAAGTGGCATGGGCAAAATTACATATAATGAATTAGCAGCAAATATGCCTCAGTTTAAAGACTTTGCTTTTGGAACTGATGATAGTGATTTAAATGTAGTAGCATACGCTCCTACTTTAAATAGAATTGCTTATAGTTTAGCTCTTATTTCTGAAGGTGAAGAAGCTGAAAAAATAAGAGATATGGGTCAAGACAGAGCTAACGTTGACCCATTAGTAATGGAAGATCGTGTAAAAACAATGATTGTTCGAAACACTAAAGAAACTAATGGCAAACAACGTTACGGAAAATATAATCGTTCAGGGAATAGAACTGACAACACACCATTTGTTATGATAAAATTATATAACGATATATTTAATGAATATCAAAATGTTGTTAACGAAACACAAAACGAAGGAACACAACCTGTATCTAAAAAAGGAAGATTGACAGGAGGGTTTAAATAATAATGTCAGACAGAATACCTAAAAATTATATAGATCCAATTAGTGGCGTACCTCTTGGTCAAATTATGGATGATAGCGAAGGTTTCGCTCAAGTAATATTTGACCCTAATAGATTAAATGGAGATGTAAAAATATACGAAGGCATCCTTAATCAATTTGACAAAGATTATAAAGAGGTTATGAAGATGGATATACAGCGTACAGATAAACCTGTGCGTAAAACATATAATTTAGATACAGATGATAGGTTTAATAATAATTATAATCATATAAAAAAAGTAACAGGACAAGTAGCACGAGAAAAAAACTTTGGTGTCAATACTCCTAAAAATCAAATGGAAAGATTTACATCAGAATGGGCAAGTGAAATAGGTGGTTTAATGAATTACCTAGAAGGTTATTTGCCAGATAAAAAAACAATAGAAGGTAAAGAATTACATAAAAGATATAACGCATTATTAGATGATGTTTTTGAAAATTTTTATGTACCAGCTATAGAAAAACAAGCTGAGATACTTGAAACAAAACATTCTATTGATTCTAAAGGTGATTGGTGGAATAAAACTATAGGCTCTGCAACACAAACACTTGGTACTGGTTTACAGGTTAAATCAAGTGATATTGCAAAAGTTGCAACAGGAGCTATGAACATGCTTGACCCTACATCTCCAGTAAGGATGGGTAGTGGTAAATGGAGTCGTTATGCAGAAGACTTAGCTCAAGAAATATATGATGCAGGAGATAGTATAGCTGGTTGGGGTGGAAGAAAAATGGAAGGGGCTAAAGAACCTACTGGTGTTTATGCAGAATCTTTTGTAGATAGAATAGGTAAAGATGGTGTAAAGACTTTTTTAGATGCTAGTTACGTTGGATATAAAGTAGGAGAAAATTTAGGTAGTCAAATGTTTACTACAGCTCCAACATTAGCTTTACAAACTGCAGCACAATTAAATCCATATGTTAGAGGTATGGGTCTGTTTGCAAGAACAGGAATGGGGCTGTTAGCATCAACACCAGCACTTGCAGTTGGTAACGTTATGGAAACAGGCGATGCTTATCAATCAGCAAGATCACATTTATTAAATCTAAGACGACGAGCTAAAGGTGAGTTGTCATCTATTAGTTCTAAAGATGCTGATGCTATGCAAGAATTTAATGATATGTATTCTGTTTATTTAAATGAAGCTGTAACTAAAACAGTAGATAAGTTAGATGACGATGATATACATATGATTTCTAAAGAAATAGCAGATGCTTATGGTTATCTTAGTACAGGTATAGAAGCATTAGGCAATTTGCCACAAGCTGGTATATTGGCAAGAGGAGTAGCAAATAATCTTGGTATAGAATTAGGGAAGAAAGAAACTAAAAAAGAATTAACTAAATACGTTACTGATAGTTTATACAAACGTATTATGAAAAACAAAGTAAGCAATGTAGCAGCTAGTGGTGTAAGCGCATATGTCCAAGAAGGCTTAACTGAAGGATTGCAACAATTTACACAAGAAAATATTCTATCTAGAAGATTGCCAATGAAAGATGTAGAGATAGACCAAGTGTGGAATGCTGCAATAGCTGGAGGATTTAGTGGAGCTTCTATAAGCACAGGAGTGCAATCAACATTTGCTCTTGGTGCTAAAATAGGAGAATATAGAGATAATAGAGCTTACGAACAACTTGATGAAGAATATCAATTTATAAAACAAGAAGCAAGAGATAAGACTAGTTATGACGATACTATAAGATTGTATGGAGCTATGGGTGTAGGATATAAAGACATTGGTGAATTTATATCTAGTAGATACAATGAGGATGAACAAAAAAGCATTAGGTTAAAAGTTAAAGAACGTTATTTAAATATGCGTTCTGATATAGAAAACCTTAGAAACAATCCTCAAGGTTTAATAAGTCTTATAAAAAATAACAAAGAAGAAATTGGTAGTGTTGTTGATTTAAACGAACCTTTTTTACAGGCTTTAGGTTTGCAACCATCACAAATAGCTGATGTACTTGGTGTAAAAATATCTGACCTTAATCAACAAAAAGGTTTTAATTACGAAAATGTACAAAAAGAAAGACAGCAGTCTTTAGATGAAAGCTCTACAGATTTTACACAACCACCTCAAAGAGTAGATGGTTCTCAAGCAGATGACCCTACAGTTGGTGGACCCGACCCAACAATAATGGGAGATCCAACGGTAGATTTTGACCCAACAGTGTTTCAAGAAAAACAAGTTGAAAGATTGCAATCTGAAATAGAATCTTTAAAACGAGGCTCACAAAATACACATTTATCTCCAGAAGAACGAACAGTTCAAATAGAGGCTTTAGAAAATGAGATAGATAAATTGCAAATAGGAATCATTCCTACTAACGCTCTAACTAAATCTCCATCAGAAATGACTGTAGCTGAATTAAAAGACCTTGCTAAAGAACAAGGCAAAACTGGTTATTCAAGATTTAGTAAGAAACAACTTGTAGAGCTGGTAAGTGAAGAAACACAAGATGAGCCAGTAGTTAAACAAAGTACATCGCAAAACGCTATTAATACAGCTGCTAATTTTGCAGCTATGATGGGTTCAGAAGGCATGGGTGCATTTAATATATCAGATAGTTATGATGCGTTAGAGTTACAAGATTTAGAAGAATTAAATCCAGGTTTTGTTAAACAGCATGCTGAGAAAAAAGGTTTAATAACTGAAAATAAATCAACAAGTGAATTAATTGAAGAAATAGTTGAAAAGTTTCCTAAACAAATGAATATGGGAATGCCATTAACAGTTAGTCAAAAAGCTAAATGGAATAGAGAATTTAACAAAGCTTGGATAACAGCATTAGATAATGTAGAAAATGTAGAAAGAATGGAAGGATTCTTTAGAATGTGGGTAGAAACTAAAGTAGGTCCATTGCTACCTGAACCATTACAAAAACATTTTTTAGAATGGGCATCTAATAAAAATCCAGCACAAATAGCTATGGGTGAAACATACTATAAAGTAGCTGATACTTTTATGGGTCTTATATCTTCTGATGATAAATTTAGTAAATTTGCTGAAAGCGAAATAAAAGAAGTAGAAAATGCTTTTGTTCGTGGTGAAGAATATTTAATGGAAGCTATATATCAAGCTGATATAGAAAATGCAGATATACAAATAGAAAACTTTACGCATTTAAATTCAAGATTTTTTGAAGCTATGAATGTTACGTTAGACAATGATATGATAAGATCTATTGAAAAAGCAGCTGAAGACAACGATACGTTTGAAGGTTTTGTTACAGAAATAAGTAAAAAAGATTACAGTTTGTTAAGTCCAGATGGTGAAACACCAAGTGATATTGTAAATAAAAACTCACCTTTAAAAAGAAGATTAAGACAATACTATGTATCTAACAGATCTGAAAATAATGTTATGATTAATATGGGTGAGCGTGAAAATGGACAAACTCCTAAACAAAAAGCTGTTTATTTAAATATAAATAACGGTTCTAAAGGCTTTACTTATTTTATTAAAGATGCAAGTAAAGGCAAAAAACGTTTACCAACAAACGCCAGAGCAACAATGGCAGATAAATTTGTTGAAACTCCAATAGTTTGGTTAAATGGTAGTGACTTAACTGCGTACAATCATATGAATAAAAAGTTTGAATCAATCTATGGGTTTTTATCTAAAGATTTAATGGATGGTATGATACAAGATGTATTATCACAAGATGGTGTTCATTATGTTCCTTTATTTGTTCGTGGTGATTCAGATCGTATGGCAATGATACAAATTACTGACGCTGTAAGAAACATGAATCCAGAAGAATATTGGGCTAAAGAATTAAAAGATAATAAAAAATACGAAGACATTAAAGAAATATACATGAAACCATCTAAGGCTTTTGGTGATGAAATGCTTACTAAGTTAGCTAACATACAAAGACATATAGCATACAAAGAAATACTTGGGGAAGACTATCATACATTATCTGCACATAAGGTTATGCAACGTATAAAAATATTATATACACCAGCTTTAACATTTACTGGTGGTAAACCAAGTTTAGTAAAAATATTAAATACTAAAAAAGCTTTAGAGGGTAAACAAAATTTTATAACTGAAACAACTTATGAAGATGGAACTGTTACAACTAAAAATTTAGTAAAGTTAATGAATGGGGTTATGCAGTATACTGGCGATGGATTAACTTTAACATCGGAAAAAGTTTTTAGAGAAAAATATCCTAATGAAATAGGTGCAAATCCAGAAGCATTTAGAGCAAAGACTGTAAAAGCTTATAGAGGTGAATTAGGTACAGCTTTAATGAAACATCAAGAAATGACATTTGATTTGCCAGAAAATGCTGTAAAGTCAGATGTAATACTTGGTGGTAAAAAAGTTGCAGAAGTTAGACGAGATAAAGGTCAAGTAAATATATTTGTAGCTGATGATGATGGTGGTTTTACAAAATATGTAGACCATTTAAATACAGATGATGAATCTAAGGTGTTGTTAGGAGATCTATCTAATTACGACAAAGTACATGAATTGCCATCTGAAGCTACTGGTCATATTATGTTAACAGAAGGAGAAAAAGTTAGGGCACCTTTTCCAATGCAGTTAACAAACTACATGAATAATAAAGATTTTTTAAATGCTTTAAATAATTTAATGGAAGACTCAGACAATTCGCAATCTACTATATCTAAATTAAGAAGAATGATGCAATTAGCACAGAATCCAGATAGATTAAATGAGTTTTTATTAGAAACAAAATCTAAATATCCTGATAGTGTACCTAGAATGATTATGGAAATGGCTGCATTAGGAGCTGGTCATCATGAATCTGTGTTTGATATAGCAAGAACTATAGTAAAGAATAGATTATTTTCTGAAGCTATGGATAACAAACAAGATGGTGGTGTTTTAGATTTTAGAGCTAGTTATACAAGAGATGTAGAAAAAGGTAAAATTATATTACCATACGATTCTCAAAATATGCGTGATACAGTTGCTAGGCAATTAGCTGAACAAACAGATGGTGATATGTTAAAAATTTCTAATTTACCTGTAGAAGAAATTAATAAGTTGCTCAAGAAAAACCCAGTTAAGATAAACTTAGTTAGACATCCTATACCATCTAGGGCTGGTTATCGTGTATTACAAGTAGAATCTTTAGATACTGGTATTGGTGATAGTTTTATTATCAACGATGAAGATGTTAAAGAAGTTTTTGAAGGCGACTTTGACCATGACACAGGACATATATTTACATTACCTTTTGCTATGCAAAGACAAATGGACAAACAACAAGATTTTGACAGTAAACCTACTAACCTTTCTCAATATGAAGGAATGGTTAAAGAAGCTAACTTAGGTTCATTAGATGAAACATTAGAATTAATGGTAGAAATGAGTGCTGGGCAAACAGCTATTGGTGAAATAGCAAATATGCAACGAGCAATAGGTATAGGGCAACAAGTCTTTGGCAGTATGGAAATAAATGGGAAAACAGTTAAGATGCGTTCTCTTGACGCAGAAATAACCGACCCGAAGGTAGGAACTATGTTGTTAGAAGATTTAATGAAACATTATGCACAAGCAGCATTTGATAATGTTAATCTTCGTTTATTAAAAGCCTGGGATTATTCTCAAGACAATATGATTAAAAAAATATTTTATAACTCAGATAATAGCCCAATAGATGATATACAAGTTCAAGTTTTAAAGGCAACATTTTTAAATACAATTAGAACTACTCAAGCAATTAAAAATAATCAAGAGTTTGGTAGCAAACTTGATTTAGATAAAATGTTAGCAAGATCAATTGATTATAAAAACTTTACTGAAAACAGAGAAACGTATTTAAGAAATAAAGGAAAAGACAAAAATATTGAGTTAGAAGATGGAGAAAAAGTTCCAGCTTCAGATTATATTGGTAAGATTAATATGAAAGATGGTCTGCATCCACATGAAAAATTAATTATCATGGTAACAGAAAGAGCAGATGCAATTCATAGGTTAGATTATAAAAATAAAAAATTACTTTATGATGAAGATGGTAATCCTATTACTGGTATAGACGTAGACGAGTTATTTAGATATAGTCCAGCTAAAATAAAAATGGCTCATGATTTAGCTACAAGAGAAGTAACTACAGATACAGAAAGATTGTCTATGGTAGAAGATGCTTATGGTGATATTATGGATAATTTAAATCAGGACCAGTTAAGAACTGTTTTAAAAGATATAGAAACTGGAGAACAATGGGGAGCTACTATGAGGCAAAATCTTATGGAGGTTTATGCTAAAATGGAAGAAAGCAAATCAGATGAAGCTCCAGCAAAAATAGCAAACAGTCTTACATGGGATTATAATAAAGATTTTGTAGACTTTACACAAAAGTGGCTTAATGGTTTTACTTATGATAATGGAACAGAACAAGCTGGATATAATCAATTAACTCCTGTAGCACAAGTATCTGCTACCTATCAATTTTTAGAAGGCATTATAGATGCTAGAGATGGACAAGGTAAAAATACAGTAAGAAAATTACCACCTATTTCTAGAAATACTGGAGAAACATTATTAAATCCAGATATTATGAGTAAATATTTTGATAAATATAATGATGTAATTACTGATGTTTTTGAAGATGGTAAAGAATATGGTATGAGACAACCAAACAAAACATTTAATAGATTATTCAAGGAGTTTTATAACTGTGAGTAGATGTACAACGTTAAATCAATCATTAGAAGACCAAAGATTACAAGAGTGGGCTGATAGGCATGCACGAAGAAATCAAATTGAGGGTATGTTGGGTGAGCAAAAAGCTAGTAAAACTGCTCGTTTAGTAAAATGGTTGTCAGAAAAACAACAAGATGTTCTTACTGAAAAAGAATTAAACAGTGCAATTAAAACATATGTAAAACCACAAGATAGAGAGCAAGCTAAATTAGCTCTTGAAATAATTTCTAGAATGGAAGCTAATCCGTTGATAGAAGATCAAATGTATTTTTCTATTCTTGAAAATTCTAGGTATTTATCTGAGAACGACATAGACCAAGTAGAATATACTGAAAATAAAAATGGTGATAGAGTTCCAGTATTAGATACATTACCAGTTACTATTCTTAGAAACATACAAGGCGATTTAAATGGAGCATTAAATGGTGGTAAAATGTTTCAAAATCGTAGAGGTGTATTAGGTAATATGCAATATGAATGGGGTTCTCCAAGACGCACCATGATGAAAGATCCATCTGGAACAATGTTTAAAGTAAACGAAGTTACTGAACAGTTTACTTATAATGCTCAAAGTTTTGCTAATCAATATTTATATGCTCCTAAAAGTAGAACTGGTACAAAAGTTCGTGATTATGGATTTACTACTATAGCTGGAGATGTTGATTTTTTTGCTGATTATACAATGAATATACCAGCTGAAGATACCTGGAAGTTGTTTTCAGAAGTTATGGAAGGAAGAACTATTTACGACCAAAGAACTGGTTTTATTATGAGGCATCAAGAAGAAGTAAAAATGCCTAATGGTCAATTTGAATGGAGAAATCTTAAACCATTTACATACAAAGAAAATGGTAAAGAAAAAATATTAAAAGGTTTTACACCAGCTCAATTACAAACATTTCAGCAAATAGAATCAGAAGCTAGGGAAATGTTTAAATTAATTGGTAAAGACATGGAGAATGAAATTTCTTATATATCGCAATCTGAAGGTGCATTAAAAAGAAGAGCAAAAGAAGCTGGATTAGAAGATTGGCTAGAATCTATGATAGGTGGAATGATTGATGATGAATTATTAATTGCAGGATTAAATGCTGGAGAAATGAAATCTGGCAAGTATTACCCTAGAATGTTTTTGCGTGGTAAAATTACTTTAAATCTACAAGAAGCTTTAATTAGTCAAGAAGACGCATTAAAGAAAAAGAAACAAACTTTAAATAATCCTGACTCTGGTATGGATACACCAACAAAAAAACAATTAGCTGATGAAATATTTGACCATGAATTTTCTATATTAGCTATACAAAGACAGTTAGATATGGCTTTTGATCAAAATCAATCTTACAGCCCAGCTACTGGAGATTATAATAGAACACAAAGTTGGTATAAAAATTTTAAAAATGTTACTAGAGTAATGAATCCTAATGATATGCGTTATGATGAAAATGTTATGGAGGATTATGTTAACAATGTTTCTAATGCAGTAATTAGAAATGATGCTATAATAAAAGTAGGCAATGCTTTATTAGATGCAAAGATAAATGGTTTTAATGACAATGTTATTGGCGCATCTAAAGATATATTTGATGCTACATTTTTTCCACAAAATGCTGCTAGTCAAATGTTTGGAAAAGATTTGAGAGCCTCTACAATATCTAAACAAGTTGGTCAAATAGGTATTCCATTAAGCGAAGAAAGAATAATAAACGGTTCTAATTCTTTATCTAATATGACTACTGCTAATGTTTTGTTTGGAATATTTCAAGGAGTTGTTAATTATTCTGCATTGTTATTAAAATTAGATAGAGTTGGTTTATCTGATTTTGTTAAAGCAAGTCATGAAATGACAGATCCTAAACGTAGAGATGTTTGGAGAGATATTGTAGCTAAGTCTGGTATTAATACTTTTTCAGAATTTGTAACTACATATTTTTCACATTCTATGAGACCAGATGAAGTTGCTGCTTACAAAACAGAAATAAATCAATTTAAAGCTATGGTAGAAAAAGCAGAAAAAACTGGTAATATTGCTGAAATAAAAAAATATAGAAATTATATTAAAAAACAAAAAAGTAAAATTGCTCCATTTAAAAGAGCTGTAGAACAAGCAGCTAATTATGTTATTACTAGAAATCTTTATTATAAAAAGAATGCACCTGTTTTAGGTAAAGTTTTAGAGACTGGTTCTTTATACGCTAAAGTAATGCCATCTATTAATGACACTGAACAAATGTTACGTTCTACTAGTTTTATTATAGGTGCAATGAATGAAGTAAAAACAGGTAGAGCTAAAGACATAAACTCTAAAGAAGCTATTGATGCTGGTATACAGATGGCTATGAATCTTGATTTTGGTTTATCGCATCAGCATGTAGGTGCAGCTTTAAGAGGTCCAATTGCTGGACAACAATTAAATAAAATGAAAATATGGCATGTACAAAAAGCTGGTTTTGATATAAGAACATTTACAAAGGCAGTACGTTCTATGACTCCAGATTTAGAATTGTCAAATGGTAAATTTAATACAAAAGCTATGAACGCATTTAGATTAGGTACTAGTGGTATAAAGTTATTAGCTACTAATCCATTAACTAAAGGTGTAGCTGCTGGTTTAATAGCAGGTGGACTTGGAGCTTCTATGCCATTAGCTTATTTAGCTACAGCAGGAGTTACTCTAGGTTCTAATAAATCAAAGAAAATGCGTAAAGTAAATAATTATGTAGCACATTTTAATAGTGCATTTATTAGACAAGCTATGGTTACTGGTTTAATGGATTTAGTTATATTTGGGGCACCAGCTACATTACTTGCTAACTCATGGTTAAAAAGAAATTTCTTTGCATCTGGTATGTCGAAAGGAATACAAGGTATGGGGTCTAGTGCTATATCATTAGGTATTGCATTAACACAAATTGCGGCAGGATTATTAAAGGGAGAGGAAGAAAAGGAAATTGAAAAACTTATACCAAGAGCATTGTTTCATACTCCAATTGGTATAGGTGCTGGAGCTTTGTACGCTGCTGGTAAATGGGCACAGGATGTTTATAGGCATGATAGAAAATATGAATTAGAAAATTTGGATCATTGGGAAGACAATCGTAAAAGAGCGTTATCTCCTTATATTCCATTTGGTAAGTTCGGGTATGGTGTTGCTGCTGAACCTGTGATTCGTCGTCTAAGCGGTACTTAAAACGCAAAAGCCTGTGGTTCTGTCCTTGACCACAGGCTTTGCTCACCCATAAGTTAATTAATTGCCCATATCAATTAACCACTACGAAATATTATAAAAAAAAACTATCTCTAATCAAGAGATTTTTTATTCTTTTTTACAAACCTTTCTAAAAACTCATCATAACGCATTACAATAAGTGGTTCTTCTCTATCTGCTTTGATTACTTGGGCATTTACATGCTTACTAGGTATCATCCATTGCCCCATAGCTTTTCTAACTTTAGCTTGAACTTTGAATGATTTACCTAGTAGTACGTCTACTTCTTCGTGCATGCCGAGAGCTGCGCCATTAGACGCATATGCTCTCTTGCATGCTATTCCCATGGCTTGGGTCATTAATACTATCAATCTTTCGAATCTGTTACCTTTTGCTTTACTTGGACTTGCCATTTCTAACTCTTTTCTTCGTCAATTGTTTTCATATAGAACGCATCTTGCAATTCTGCTTCTAGCTTATCTTGTTTTTTTGTTTCTGTAAACATAACAATGCCATCTATAATACCTTTTTTATAAGCACGTGCTTCTATAGTAGTGTCAAAAGCAGCCATAGGAGCATCTCCTTGGTCGTTTTTTAGAATCTCTTTCCAATATACCATGTATTTACTCATTTAATATTGCCAAACCTTTCTATTCGTTTAATGAACTCTTTAGCTTCATCATCATCTAGCTCATCTACTGAGTTTACAGTTTCATCTACATTTTCTATAAACGAAACTTTGTTACCATCAAAACCAAACACTAGTTTTTTGTTTTCACCATAACGAACTTTAGCTGCTACAATTTGTGTTTTGTTCTTACCTAGTGTACTGTTTTCATAATTTACTTTGTAATCATAATACACAAAAAGAACATTTTCTGCAACTTGTTCTATAGAGCCTGATTCTGCTAAATCACTCATCTTTGGTACTGGGTCAATACGTTTTTCTATATCACGATTAAGCTGACTAACAAGTATAGGTACAATTTGATATTGTTTAGCAAGCCATTTGTATTCATTCATAACTGTTTCTAGTTCAAATCGTCTTTGATCGTAACCATCCATTTTAATAAGCTGTATATAGTCATCAATAATTACATCTGGTTTGTGTCTTGCTATGTGAGTTACAACAGAATCTAAATCTCTTGCAGTGTCTATCATAATTAACTGGTCTTGATATGTTTTCATAACATTCATAACTCGCATTAATTCATTATAGCCACCTTTGTCCAAGCCATTGGCACGAATATCACTATAGCTTAGATTACCACTTTCTAGTACAACTAACTTTTTCATCATTTCTACATTAGTCATCTCACGATTAATCATAAGAACTTTGTGTCCTTGTTTAACAAAGTTTCTAACTAAATTAACAGAGAATGTAGTTTTGCCATGACCTGGTCTACCTGCTATAACAGTAACCTCGCCTTTAGTCATACCACCAGCTAGATTGTCTAGTTTATTGTAACCAAATCTAATATAGTTACCACCTGTTTTAATTGAGTCTAAAGTTTCATCTATAATTGATTCAATAGATGGATCTTTAATAGGACTTAAAGCTGTTAACGAATCAGTTGTTTTTTTTACTTTGCGTATTAATTTTTCAAATTCTTCGTTATTCTCGTAAGCACCTTTTTGTATTTTAATACTAGATTTAATTAACTCACGCTTTAAGAACCTCTCCAATATTACCTGTGCATGATGCTCAACGTTAGCTGTGGAAGGGATAGAACCAGACAAACCAGTTATATAGTATGCTGATACAGCTTGTTTTTCTTTGCTAGTAAGTTTAGACATTATAGCTATAGGGTCAATTGGAGATTTGTTCTTACTCAATTCTACTATTTTTTGCCATATTATTTTAGTTTTTTCATGATAAAATACATCTGGCTTTGGAATGTAGTCTTTAACTACTGTGTATAGTTCTGGGTTAATCATTATGCAACCAAGAACTGATTCTTCTGCTTCTTTACTATGAGGAAAAGCTTGGTATTCTTCTACACCTCGCATACATCACCTACACAATTTGAGTCATTACTCATTACCGACGATTCCATATCTCTTTTTTCTTTAATTTTATTTTTTATTTCTAGTATTGCTTTACGCAAACTTTCTGTATTTGGTCGGTCTTGTGTAGGGATTGCATCAATTACTTTTAATGCTGTCATTAATGTATTTACTTCTTCCATGTTCTGTATCAATAATAAATAATATCCGTTCTCCATAATTTCTTTCTTTTTCTGTTCTGTTAAAACTTCCATAATTTTTCCTTTTCTTATTACAGACAGAAAACCGACTACAAAATACCAGCCTTCTTAAACAGTTCTTTATAAATAGAATCCTAGTTATTAATTAAACGTACTTAAGAAAGCACAGTTACTAAACGCCAATCCAGTTAATTATGCACTTTGAAAGTCGGTTATTGTCTGTATTTTCTATTGTAAAATAGAGTTTTGAATTTAGTTAAGTACCATTTCTTTTGCTACATCAAAAGCAAGTTTTTTAGTTTTATAACCCCATCCAAACCCTATAGATTTCATTCTATTGTTATAGTTTTTGCAATGATCTACATACTCTGTTACAGCATTGTAAGCATCATACATAGTTCTACCATTATTACCTTTGCCATAAACATAGTTATGCATTAATCTTTCAAACTGTGGTTTTGAAAAGTTTGGTGATTTTCTGCCTGTTAATGGATTAATACTTAAAGCATTTCTATGTTTAATTGCAGGAAATATAGTTTCAAAGTATTCTATAACTTGAGATTTATCAAGTTTAGTAATATAGAAATCACGCATTATAGTAATTGCTGTGTCAATATCACCTTCATTAGCTCTAAGAACCTCTGTAAAATCATCCAATCTTTCTCTAGCATTTGTAGTATGTTTAATGGTTAGTTTTGTACCTTTAGAGTCTAATGAAAAGTCTAAAGTATTTTGACAAACTACACGAACAACTGTAGGTCGTATAACAATACCAGAACTACCATCATGACTATTATACAACAACATATATGATTGTAATTCATCTGTATTTATACTATCTACATTAGGTCTTTTAGCTAATATCCATATTTTTTCTCCATCGCCTAAAGCACCTGCAGTTTCATATGTATAACCTTTTTCTAACAACACTTCATCAAAAGGTTGAAATGCTTCTAGATTTTGTAATACTTCATATTTTTCAGAAACATTACCTAATGGTAAAAATTTACCATTTTTATCGTATCTATATGTACAATGATAACCAGTTGGTCTTGTTTCTCCATTAATTACATATGTTTCTGATTTATGTACTTGCCAATCTAATCCTGCTTGGACCAGTGCTTCTTCTGTTGATGGTGGTATGTTAAGTTCTGTTCCCAATCCGTGCCATGGTGTTTCTCCAACATAGAACATTGCTTCATTATTCATTATATTATGCATTTACTTCTCCTTTATTATAATTTGGATAATCGTATTTAGAGCAAGAGTTACATTGTTCTTCATCTATTTGATAAGTGTAATCTTTGCCATTTTTTTTATAGATCTTATATCTATATTCTATTACTCTCCTGCCATCGCATCTTGGACAGACATTAGCGTACACTTCAGCAAGTAGTTCTTGCTCAGTCTTCTGGCGGGTCATAGCCTCTTATTCTCCTTTCTGCTTTTAATTGCGTTTCTTTGTGTTGAACTTTGTTACGTATCATAGCTGCAAGATATGATAATGGTTTAGCTTTTAAATGCATTTCATCATCTATATATTGTCTTATGCCAAGCATAACATCTCTTAAATCAGCTGTGCCACCAACTGTGTACAAGAACTTGCTCTTTTCGATACCTGTGAGTTTGCCCTCGTACACATGCTTATCAATTATCTTGAAAAACTCGCTGATGACTTCCTGAAAAAGAGGACTAAGTTCATCCCAATACATTTTGGCTTCTGTAGTAATTACTTCAGGGTCAGAATGGTAATTACATCTTGGGCATCTAAAGTATCCTCTTTTTCTTGTTTTCATTTTTTATAATGTCCTATTGAGTAAGGTTGTCCAGGAACTGCATACATTATCGAATGTTTTAATGTAGCAGGTATTTTATTGTATTTTTTAGTCATAAGATGTTCAACTAATTTCTTTTTACTGTTAAGATTTATACAATCTCCGTCTAATCTTTGTAAAGCAGCAACACCGTAACAATTAAAGAACTTTTGTCTAAACTCCTTATTTTTAACAAACTCATGTGTAACATATTGATACAAGCTCAATGGAGACTCAATTGATTTAAGCCATTCATCTATTTCTGCATATGAAAATGTGTTGTAATGATGGTTAAACCAGTATGGTGTCATTCTTTGTACAAATGTAGCATCTGTAAATTTCATAGTATGAACAGGATGAGATTTATCTTGTATAATTGTTTCACCTTTTTTGTAATCATACGTTGATGGTACTGCTGTACTGAGTTCTCTGTGTTGTATTAAGAATTTAAATGTTGGATCTAAATCCTTTTTACTATTACCCATACGTTCTTTATATGTTTCTACTACTGAATCTACTATCGGTGCAACAAGTTTATTTATTTTATTGTAAGCCAATCTGTATATATCATCTTTACTATCATCTTTTTTATTTTCAGTATCATTTTCTTTACTTACTTGTTTCTTTGTTTCATAATAGATAATAGGTTTTAAAGGATTACCATTCCATTTAGTTACAACAATATCACTGTATTTAACTTCTGTTTGTTCTACTAGCCATGATTTTAATGATTTAGAATCTTTTATTTTCCAAACTGATAAATCCCAATCATGTATATATGTTTTACCTTGTCTATCAGTGTATTCATTATTTTCTTGAACAGGTAATTCTTTAAATAATTCCTGACCTGCCAAAGTATGTTTTATCATAACTTCTGAAAGAAACTGTTCATTGTCATGTATTTCTTTATCTATATACTCATCAAACAATACATTTTGATAATTTGGTGGTTTGACTCCTATTGCTTTTTCTTCTTTACGCCATACTTTTAAAGGCACAAATTCTAATAGCTTAGATGCAGTACTACCAGACAATCTGCTGTAAGCTTCTCTGCAAAAATCATAGATATTGTCATCATTAATTTCTTTAGCTCCATTTTCTTCAAGAAATTCATCATAGAAACTAATTTGTTTATCAAGTGGCATTTTACCAAACTCAACAATATCTTCTATGTAATCATCTAAACTTCCATCGTCTTCAGTTTCAGTAGCAAGTTTACTTAATTCACGAAAGATCTTAGGTTCTATGTTAGAAAGGAATGTAGCTACTTGAATAAACGCTTTGTTTTTACCAAATAAGGCTTGTAATTGTTTTTGTGTTTTAACAACACCTTTAGCAGCCATTTGATTTATGCCAATAGCACAATCCCATATAGTTAGTTGTACACGATTCATATTAGTCATTAACTGAGCTAATGTAGAATCCATACCATATTCATCAAGTTGTATTTGATATGCTGGTATTAAGTCATGTTTTAGTTCTTTAACAATTTGCAAACGTTGATGACCATCTAATACAACTGGTTTCCCATTAATTAATTGATAAGTAATAGGTTGCAGTATACCATATTCATTAATGTTTCTTTTGAGTTCTTTATACTCACTTGTTTTCTTTTTGTTGTTACTACGTGCGTTACTAAAGGACTGAATGTCCTTGATTTTAAGGGTGTTCATGTTTACTCCTATTGAGGTGGTTAATTAAATAGGGCTAAACTGTTATTATGTATTCATAAACCTTTAACTACTAAATAACTAGTTGTGTTTAGCCCTAAAATTAATGAGAGTAAATAGTCGCATCCTGTTAGAGGTTACCAAGATACTCCCCAGTATAGACTCGATAACTTAAGTGATATTTACCTATTTACTCTCAATTATTGATTAAGATTTTGTGATTGGAACAACCGCCCCCAAATGCACAAGAGATGGAGGCGGCGTTGGCGTTGTTTCGCTGTCCAGTTATCAGGAAAGGGAAATTAAAACTGATAACTTAAAATGGTAAGTCCTCGTCGTCTACGACTGAGCCACTATCGGCAACTAATCCATGATACTGGTTAGCATCATGCCATGGGTGAACTTCTGTGACTCGGTTTACCATAGTATTTGGGTCATTATATTTAGGTTCTTCTTTAACGTGAACTATTAAAGGCAAACCTTGCCAGTTTTCGAAGCCTTTATCTAATTTCTTTATATCATTTAGATCAGCAGGGTATTCTGTTACTCCATCTTTTTCCTTCAGTGTTTTATTATACCCAGAATGATTAATTAAATGCAAGAATTTTCCATTTACATCTCTAAAATACTCATATTTTTCTTTATCAGTCTTACCTTGTAGTTCTGTAGTTAGAAATACATCTAAATTCAGCCATTTTCTGCCAAATTCTGGATGTTTTTCGCCATCTACTTCAAGTGTAAACCATAACTTATCGTAAGTTAGACCTTCTTTCTTACCACTTTTGTATTTTAGACCACTTTCTGACTTGAAAAACTCAGCATCTACTTCGTTTAATTTAACAATATGTACGCAGTAATCCCCTGGAGGTACTGTTTTTATTTTTTTCTTGTCAGATTTACTACTTCCTGTTGGAATGTCGTTTGTTGTACCTTTTATTGGCATTATTTACTCCTCTTTTGTATAATATTTTCTATTTCTTTTACTACTTTATCGTATGTTGATGGATCTTGTTTGATACTAGTTAGTTTACGTTTCATTAAATCAGTATAATCTGATGCATTAATACCACCATTATCATAAAGCTCTTGTATTTTTTCTTGTAATGCTTGTAACGTCTTAACTTGTTCAGTTTTTAGTTTAGGTGGTGCCAATGCACCATCATCATCATCGCTACTTGCAAGATTTAAATGTGATAGTAAAGCATAGCGTCTTAAATATGTTATTGCTTGACCTGCACTTTGATAAGAGCTAACTCTTGTATTGGTATCAATAGGAACAGACACATTAGATATAATGTATTGACCAGATTTATGCATCCATGTGGTTTTTACACCTATCATTCCATCATTACCTATTGGTGCTTGCATAAAAGTTATACCATGTTTTTTCATAATGGGTTTGATTTTAGGCAAAAGATAATCCATTGATGTGTACTTGAACTGACCTTGCGAATCTTTCTTAATTTTACTGAACTCATCAGTCAGTTTCATTTGAGCTTCAATAAGTTTAGTTATATCAGCTGACATTACATCGTATGATGTATCTTTATGGGCTATTTCATTCATATTATCCTCTTTTTATATATGGTGAATCACAAATATCTACATAATCACAATAATCTCCACACTCCCACTTGTAAGCAGGCATGTAGTTATTCATGCTAGGGGTTGGTTCTGTTACGATATTATTTACTCGCTCCCAATAGTCACGAGCAAAAGTTTTATACGATAGATCTACAGGTTTTATTTTCATTACACTATCGTCTTTTTTATAATACACAAGACCCATTTCTACTATTTTTATAGGTGGACCTTCTAATTCAAAGCAATTATCTTCTAACATCATTGCGTATGTGCCAAGTTGGTACTCATAATTATCTTTACTTGATGCTTTATCACTAAATATACTTTTCCAACTCCAAACATTGGTAGTTTTCCAATCATACAAGTAACCTTTATTGTTTTCATCAACTATTAACAAGTCAAAACTGCCAGATAGATTGTATTTTTTGTGTTTCATATGTATCTCTGTAAAATACAAATAATCTTTTTCACCTTGTGATGCGTACCATTTAATAGCTTTTTCAAAATCATTACCTACTATTGTGCCAAGCTGCAATTTTCTGCGTGTAGGATTGCTTTGAGGTCTCATTTTAGCATCGTTTTTTAAGTACCATTGCTTTTTCATGCAAAGACCAGCACCTGATGCTGTGTACATACCTAACGATTTTTCCCGTCTGTTAAATCTGTTAACTTTTTCTTGTTGTTCTAGGTATGTTTTGTATATATGTAATGGATCTTTATCCATTTTATTCCCTTCTGTACTCATAATTTACCCTTTATTTATAGTAGTTCATAAACCTATTTCGTCTAACTCTTTATTTACTATTGGTTTTTGTTCATCGGGTATACTATCATAATACTGATGCAATATATCATAACCTTTTTTGTATCTATCTTTCATAGTAATGTCAGATATAATCACACCAGCTACATAAATAACTAGGTCTATTACTTCTTCATAGGCTTCATTCATGTTATCTCTGTTCATTTCACCGTCTTTAGGCATATCATGTCCAAACTTAACATTACCGAGCTTTAATCTATCTTTAATTGCTTTAAGAATTAGTTTATTGTTTGTTTCTTCACTAACTATTTTAATTTCATCAGATTTCATTATCTCTCCTCAACTTCAAAATGTTTACATGGTATTACTAGTTTTTTCTCACCGCCAAGTACTTTAAATGTGCCTTTTTCGTACGCTTTCTTTTTATCTATTCTATATACAAACAATTCTGTGAAATAATATATGTGATCAAAGTCGTGATTAGTTGTTTCATCTAGATTTAGAGTCCAAGAACCTTGATATTGGCGTGGAACTTTCTGTTTTACTACTTTGCCATCAGGCATTCTGCGTTTTACTGTACTTTTTAAGCCAAGCATACGCAATTTACCTTTTTCTGGCTCTTTTTTTATTAGTTTACGGTCTTCTATTATCTGTCCGTATCTCATTTTAGCCATAATTAACCTATAAACAGAGGGTTTCCGTCTTCATCAACGTCAGAAAGGTCAGATATGTCAGTTATTTTATTATTTGCGTAAGAATTACAAATTTTTTCTAATTCTAAAGCTATTGCAGTGATTTTCTTTAATTTTTTAGCGTATTTAAGATTTTTTTGATAAAAGTGTAAGGATAATGCTGCAAAAATTAAAATTAATATGTATGTCATGTTATCTCCAATTCTTTACAAGAACATTATTAGATGTATCTACCTCTAAGCCAAGCTCATTCTCTAATGTTTCTAAGTTTTGTAAGAAACTTTTACGTTCTTCACCAGTCTTTTTATTATCTGGTGTTGTATTATGCACCTTTATTTCTATTAATGCATCTATCAATTGCTCTATTCTCATCATAATTCCCTCAATTTATATTAAAGTATAAATATTCTTCATCGTCATAATACTGTTTAAGTGTAGGACATAGCCATATTGTATTACCTTGCGTACGTAATACATCACTATTATACAGTACCCATTCAGAGCTATCATCATCAAACATTTCTGTACGAGTTAATGAATAGCTATTAGGAAAGTAAGTTGATGAGAAGTTTAAAACAAATTCATTATCTTTTTTATCTGGGAAGTACAATTTTACTATTTCATCGAGCAAATCACTTGCACCACCAACGAACGCTTCTCGATAAATCCCTTTAGGAGGGTCATCGAACACCCATTGTATACCATGTAGTTTGTATAACTTTACACTATATATGGACATCGCTTTATTACTATCTTTTTTCTTAGGTTTGATTCCCATTTTCTCTTTAAGTCTTTGCCACACGGGATCTTTGTTAAAGTCTGGCAATGGTCTTCTTTTTTTCTTCATTGGAACTGGCATTATTATTCTCCTCTACTTTTTAATCTAAGTACTTCATTTTCTAATATTTTAATACGAGTCTTTAAGTCGGTCATAGCATGTAGCATCAGTCTATCTTCTCTAAAAACATATTCGTGGTCTGAATCAATATTCTGTTCTTTCATTCTATCTAATTTAAGAGATAGAGTTAAGAACGCATGATATATGTGGTCATCTGGTTGACCAGCATCTTCCCAATATCTTTCTGCTTCATCCATGAATATATCAACTATTCTAACGAGTGCTGCGTGTTCACGATTGTCGAGTATTATCATGTTATCTCCTGTATATTTGTGAATGATCTATTATCTCTATTGAACTCATAGTGCGAACTTCTGCTTCGCCTAGACTTTCGTTTTGACAAATAATTGCGACTGCATCTGCGATACATACATCGCATGTACAAGCTGTTTGGAATAACTGTCCGTCTTCATCCATTTCAAAGTCTACTCCTGAACAATCTAATGTGTTTTCTGAAATTATTCTGAACGTTTTCATATCTGTTGGTGTCATAATATTTCCCTTATTATTTTGACTTGGTTGTGATTAATGTGAAAGCTATATAGTATACGAGCGCAGTAACGACTGCGATTAGAAAGTCATCGGTTATATTAAACATCTTTGTAGACCTTCTTAAGAATCCAATCTGGAAACACACGAGCGAATCTGCTCTTGGCTTTATCGAGGTCGCCTGGTTTAGATGACTGACGAAGTGCTGTTTGTTGTGGACTATTTTCGAACTTGTTGATTGCTTTACGAATGTTATTCGCTTTACGACGTTGTGATGCTGATTGTTTTTTAGTAGGGTGTTTTGAACGAGGCATTTAGAACTCCGAATTATGTAGTGTGTGAATACGAGTGATGATAAAAGGGGCGAACGTTGGAGAGAGTGGTTATAAGCATGACCTTAATAATACACTTTTGTCCGCCCGTTTTACCGAAAGAAGAACAAACTCCCGAAGGAGTTTGTGAAGAACTAACTTCGAGCAGGCATTGTCAGAGACAATGACTCGCCATCGAAGTAGGTTCGACTGACATCGACATCGAAGGAAGATGGATCGAAGTCAAGCGGACATAGGATGGACGTAGGATGTCCTGTGTTCTGCTTGGTCGAGCCATTGATGACGGTGTCCATCTCGACTACTACGCCTTTGACGTCAAGTGCAGTCTTGCCCCACTTGGCGTCGGTGTAGTAGAACCTACCAGTCGTTTGAGACTGCTGTAGGAAGTAGGTGGTCACCGACTTCTTGTCGATGCTGGGCTTTGGTGATGATTTTCTTGGTGCCATGAGAATAATACCTTTCTATTTTGATTTTCAATGGTAACTAAAAATCGGAAACGAAGTTCCGAAGCAAGCCCGCTTGCAAGTAATATAGTGTCCGTATTATTTTGTGCAATTTTTGAAAGTTTCTACCATATAAAAAAAACGCATTACCTTACTATTATATTATTTTACAGATATATAAATTGTAAAAGTAGTGCGCTTTTGCTTCGCTAGAGGGTAATAGTTTTGACCTATATGAAGCAAGTAAAAAATTATAAAAAGATAGTTCTTTCTTTTAAAATAGAGTTTTGCGAATTTACCACATGAAAAAATATACATTAACTATCATTTATAATGACAAAACTGGTGATATGGATAGTTTAACAGAAGATGTTGAGGAACTAGATTCTTATCCAATATCTGTTACAGCTAGTGCAAAAGTTATGGAACAAATAGATGAGGCTGGACTTATAAAAGAGTTGTGCGTACCATTCCCAGGAGTATGTATAGGGGAGTCTTGATGCGTCAGTATACTATTGGCGGCAAACATCATCCGATCTTTGAAAGCAAAGAGGAGATTCCCAATAATATTGTGGTTATTGAAAATTGGCGTGATGGAGAAATAGGTGATTGGGTTCGTGCAGACGATGATAACGTTATACAAATATTGCGATGCAGTACTGTATTAAATAGAAAAAACGTTATTAAGTATGTAGGAACTTGCACAGGAACCTATCTCTGTCGAGATAAAGATAAGATGGACACAGAAAAAAGGGAGAATATATATTCTTTCTCTGCTAGTGCATCTAACAATACAGCAAAACGGATAAAAACACGAAATTATCTGACTGCCAATGAAGCTGTATTTTCTAAGCTAATTGCTAATGGCTACACACCCGAAGATGCCTACAAGAGAGCATTTGGTACTGAAAATACCAAGTATGCTAAAATGAAATCAGCTGTCCTAATTAAACAGGAGCGTATCGTGAGTGCTGTTAAAGAAGAACTAGACGTAGTATTGAAAAGCGAAGGTATTGATTTGCATTATCTTATTAAAGGTGTCAAGCTAGAGGCAGAAAATGCCGACAAGTCAAACGACCGATTAAGAGCATTATCAATGCTATGGGAAGCTGCAGAGGTAATACCTAAACAAAAAGTAACGCAAGTTACTGGTGCAGTATTTCAAGGGTTTGACGATAATATGTTAGAATCAGCAAAACGCCCAGAGCTAAAAGGCGAGATAGCTGATGCATCAAAAAGACCATAAGTCGACACAAAATAAAAATTCGGTGGCTACGCCACGCCTGTCTCTAGGGCAGAGAGTAGTTAACAGATTTCCATCTCAACACGAAGACCCTGAAAAAGCAGCCGAACAAGAGAGAGGACTACGTCAGCTTGTAGACTTACTTATACCACAATCAAAAACAGATGTTGCGCTAATGGCGGCTGGACCCGTTGTTGGTAGGGTTGCAAGATCTGCAAGAAAAGTAAGAAAGTATACTAGTGGAGATTTTGATGTTACAGAAACTGCTGGTGGTACAAAAAAATTAACATCTGTTATTAAAGAACTGCCTAGATTTGATTTAAAAAAGTCAAGACAAGTATTTAAAGACGATACACATGATATAGTAACTGCTGTAACTCCAACTTTTATTCAAGGCAACAAACCTATGAGAGCAAATGTTACAAGCTATATTAAAGGTTCTGAGTTTGGTAGTAAAAAACTTGGTGATATGAGCATGACGGTTTCACAAAAATCTGATAATGTAAAAGGTAAAAAAATAAATTATTTTGAATTAAGTAATTTAAAGATGAAAATAATACCAGACTTAAGACCTAATATGAGTAAAGAGGAAATAAAAAGTGCATTAGCAAAAAATCAAATGGCTGTAGGAAAAATGATGAAAGTTTTAACAGATACAGTTGATGATGATTTTGTAGTCAAAGGTGATTCTTATACTATGGATAGTTTTAATACATTAATGAAAGGATTTTTAAGAAAAGTTAAAGAAGTTGATTTTAGTACAGATAGAGCAACTATTGCATATGATTATGGAGATGGATATACAGCGTCTGTTTCACCAGCTATAAGAAAATTAAAAGAAGCAAGTAAGAAAGGCTCTGGTGCTTTTGAAAAAGAATTAGAAAATATTATTGATGATTTCAACAATAGTCTTTTTAAGAATCAAGATAAATTATTTGGAGATCCTAAGTTTGAAATTGTAAAACCAGGCGATGGTGTTCCAAGAATTGAATACAATACTTTTACTATGAGTACATTTAAAAAATATTTAGCTGGAGTAATGGGTATTCCAGCAACTCAATTTGATAAATTTGCAGAAGATGTAGCAAAAGATGAAAGCAGTTAATGATTGAATTTTTATTAGGTTTAGCATTAGGACTAGCTGTAGCTAGTACAGATATGGGTGAACCTGTACCTTATCAAACTATTACATATACTGATAGTAGTAGGATTGTAAAAGTGTACAATACTTCTGCTTTTAAATATCGTTATATGCCTAACGCTTATGCTATAGGGTGGAATACAAATAATTATAAGTATTGGGATACAAAACCAATAAAACCATTATATGTAAAAACTATTCATGTAAACCCTAAACCTAAACCGAAACCGAAGGAAAGAAAAGAATGAAAGATTGTTGTTGTAGTTGTGAGTGTTGTAAATGAGTAAACCAATAGGACAAGATTCAAGTTTAAACATTAGTTTACCTATGCTTTTTCAAGCTGTAGGAATTATTGGAGCTATGGTGTGGGGTTATGGCGAGTTAAATGGTCGTATTTCTTTTCTTGAATATCAAGTAAGAATAAATGAAGAGCATATAGAGGCTATTGAAGAAGATGCTAAAGAAAGTCAAAATGCTGAGATTCCTGCTGATATAAGACAGAATGAAAAAATTAAAGTTCTAGAAGAAGAAGTAAAAAGATTGCGTAATGAGCAAGGCAATTAACGAAAATGCACAAATACATATTTCGATTGCTTTTCTTATTAAGGCGATGGCTGGAGTTGCGATTGTGGTTGGCAGTTGGTACCAGGCACAAATGCAGTTCGCAGAACAAGAAAGAAGAATAGAAGATTTAGAAGACAAAGTAACTGTGCTTTCTGCATCTGTTGAAGGTTTAGAAACACAAAAAATACAAGCTCTAGAAGAAGAAAATAGAAGCCTAATGCAAAGACTGGGGATTAGAAAATGATAGAAACATATGCTGAATACGGTGCAATTGGGGTTATAGTTGCATTATTTGGGTTTATGATTATAAACCTTATACAGAGTCAAAAAGCTCAAAATGAAGATTTAGATTCCATAAGACAAGATATAGCATCAACAACAAAGGTGCTAACAAATACAGAAGGAATCTTACTAAAGATGCTAGACAGATGGAATAGATCAGACGAAACAAGTCAAAGGCATAGAGAGGACATAATCAAGGAACTTAACGATGTGACTGATGATTTAGCTTATCTCAAAGGTCGCATAAACGGAAAGGCAAACTAATGCTAAAACGAATCATTGGCAAACTAGTTAAAAAGCATGGTATGAAAGGACTACTTATAATGGTAGGCGATTATGCTGTTAAAGCTACTAAGTCAAAAGAAGACGATAAAATTTGGGAAGAAGTAAAAGCTTTATTAGATACATTCTAAAAAAACTTTGAATATAAATACTCAAAATGTTAGCAAGGCAGAAAATGCTTTGCTAGAAGCGTCAAAAGACATGATTGCATTTGGTAAATTATTTTTACCTGATGACTATATGCGTTCTGAAACTCCATGGTTTCATTACGAAATATCTGATGCAATTATGGACAAAGAGACCAAGCAATTAGCTGTCATCATGCCACGAGGACATGGTAAAACAGTTTTAACAAAATGCGACATCCTTTGGTCATTTTTATTTACAACTAAAGAACCATTGTTTTACGGATGGGTATCGGCGACAGCTAAGCTTGCTACAGGTAATATGGATTACATTAAACATCATTTAGAGTTTAATGATCGTATAAAATATTACTTTGGTAATTTAAAAGGTAGAAAATGGACAGAAGAAGATATTGAGCTTAATACAGGACACAAACTTCTGTGCAAATCAAACATATCAGGTATTAGGGGAGGTGCAAAGCTCCACAAACGCTATGACTTGGTAATATTGGATGATTTTGAAGATGAAAATAATACAATTACTCCAGATGCTAGAGCAAAGAACAGTAACCTTATCACTGCGGTTGTTTATCCTGCTTTGGAGCCTCATACTGGCAGGCTGCGTATTAACGGTACTCCTGTGCATTATGATTCCTTTATTAATAATCTTTTAACTAATTACGAAAAAGCTAAAAGAGATAAAAAAAGTTTTGCATGGACAGTTAAAACGTACAAAGCAATAGACAAAAAAGGTAATTCTTTATGGGATTCTTGGTTTCCTATAAAAAAATTAGACGAAAAAAAGAAATTTTACCAAGATTCTGGACAACCACAAAAATTCTATCAAGAATATATGATGGAAGTACAATCTCAAGAAGATTCTATATTTAATATGCGTCATATAAAACATTGGGAAGGTACGTTTGTTCATGAAGAACAAACTGGGATTAGTTATATAGTTAAAGATGATGATGCAGTTCCTGTAAATGTTTTTGCTGGAGTAGATCCTGCAACTGATTCACATAGAAGGGATTCTGATTTTTCTGTTATTATGGTTGTAGCTGTAGATGAAAACAACAATATATATGTTTTAGACTACATAAGAGAACGTGGATTGCCAGTTATAGGTATTCCTGGAGATAGCAAAGAAGGAATAGTAGATAAAATGTATAAAATGGAAAAAATTTACCATCCTTCGCTTTTTGTAGTCGAAGATACTACAATGTCTAGACCTATATTTCAAACTTTAATGTCAGAATCTAGAAGAAGAAATGATTTTAGTGTAAAATGGCGTGAAGAAAAACCTGGAACAAGACAAAGTAAATTAGATAGAATACAAGGAGTGCTTGCACAACGAATGACTATTGGTTCAATAAAGATTAAAAAAAGTCATTATGATTTACAACATGAAATTGTTACATTTGGTCCTAGAATGGCGCATGATGACACCATTGATGCGCTAGCATACGCAGTAAAGTACGCTTACCCGCCCCAACATTTATCTGTTCGTAAAGACGGAACTTACCGTAGAAAAATTAAAAAGCCCAAAGATTGGATTATTGCATAAAAAATGGCAAAAAAACAAAATAGCAAAGCAGATAGACTAAAAACTCTTTTTGATTCTCTAAAAAACTCACATCGTGATAATTGGGAGTCTGTAAATCAAGAAGGTTATGATTTTTATTTAGATAATCAATTGTCTGCTACAGAAAAAGAAGCATTGCAAGAAACTGGTATGCCAACATTTACAATTAATCGTGTTATACCTGTTGTTGAAATGTTAAACTATTATGCTACAGCATCAAATCCTAGATGGCAAGCAATTGGAGCTGAAGGTGATGATTCTGGTGTCGCTGCTGTATTTTCTGATATTGCTGATTATATATGGAATGGCTCTAACGGACAAGCCCTATATAGTAATGTAGTTAATGATGCTATTACAAAAAGTGTAGGATATTTGCTTGTTACAGTTGATGCTAATGCTGACCAAGGCATGGGTGAGATTGTAATACAGCAACCAGAACCTTTTGATATTTTTATAGACCCAAAGTCAAGAGATCCATTGTTTAGAGATGCTGCACATATTATGATACGAAAAGTATTTAGCAGAACACAGTTAATGCAACAATACCCACAATATGCTAATAAAATAAAAAAAGCATCTGGAAATTATAGCGATACTGATAGTTTATCATTAAATGCTACAGATACCTCTGATATACAATACAAAGACATCAAAGAGGCTTACACTACGGATGGTGGTCAAGATGATTTGGTAGAATTATTTGAATTGTATGAAAAAGTCCAAGAAAAATTTTATAACGTATTCTATAGAACAGTACCTACAGAAGAAGAAATGAAACAGATAACACAACAAGTTTCTGTGCAAATACAAGAAATGCAAAAAGAAATGTCTGTTCGTATGCAAGAAATGCAACAAAAACTTGCACAAGCTGTTGAAACTGGTGAAATGTTACCAGAAAGAATGGAATTAGAGATAGAACGAGAAACTAAAATGAACGAAACGCAATTGCAAAATGCACAACAGCAATTGATGGCAGAAGCACAAAAAGCTGCAAGTATAGTTCAAAATAATGTTGTAAACGAAAAAGAATATAAAGTATTGCAAACAGATACAAACTTTGTAGATATGATTGTAGATGTTGTTGAATTTTATAAGCCTGCAATAAAACAATGTTGTGTTGCTGGTGATGTATTCCTGTATGAAGAAATGTTGCCCATAGAGCATTATCCACTTGTTCCATTTACTTACAAATGGACAGGTACACCATACCCTATGAGCGCTGTGAGTCCATTAGTTGGGAAACAGCGTGAGATTAATAAGGCGCATCAGCTTATGATTCACAACGCTTCTCTGGGTTCATCATTAAGATGGATGTATTCAGAAGGATCTATTGATACTGATTATTGGGAAAAAAATGCTACTGCTCCAGGTGCATTATTACCAATAAATCAAGGTTTTGAAGCACCAACTCAAGTCCAACCTGCAGGATTAAGTAGTGCATTTTTTCAAATTGTACAAGCAGGTAAAAATGATATGGAATATTTAGCTGGTATTTATTCTACTGCACAGGGAGATGGCACACAAGCTAACGATACATATAGAGGTATGTTAGCATTAGACGAATATGGAACTCGTCGTGTTAAACAATGGTTAAAAAGCAGTATTGAACCAGCATTGAAACAATTAGGTGAAGTTGTAAAACAATATTCACAATCTGTGTATCAAACACATAAAGTATTTAGAATTGTACAACCAAACTCATTGCAGCAAGATAAAGAAGTAGAAATAAACGTTCCTATATTTAATGATATGGGAGAATCTATAGGAAAATGGAATGATTATGGTTCAGCTAAATTTGATGTTAGAATTGTAGCTGGTAGTACATTGCCTGTTAATAGATGGGCATATTTAGCAGAATTAAAAGAATTAATGAAATTGGGAGTTGTTGATGACTTAGCTGTTCTTGCAGAAACTGATATAAAAGACAAGACTGCAATAGCAAAACGTAAAAGTTTATATCAACAACTTCAACAATCTGTTCAGAAAATGCAAGAGCAAATCAAGGATAAGGATGGTACAATTGAAACACTCGAAAGACAACTGGTTCAAGCAGGTATCCGTGATAAAATCAGAACAGTAGAGACAGAGCTTCGCAAAGGCGCAACTAAGGCTCAAGGTCGCATGACTTTGACTGCTGATAAAGCTGAAGCGGATGCTAAAATTAACAAAGCTCTAAAAGAGCAAACACAATCAAGGAGTAAAAATGGCAAAACAGAGTAACGCTGGTAACTCTCCTACTGATGCTGAACTTAATCCTAATGTTGATTTAACATTGGATGATGCAGGCGTTGGTAATGACTCTAGCGACCTTTTTGACGATTTAGACCGTGAGGTGAACGGTTTAATACTTGACGATGCAGATAATGATGGAGCAGAATTTACAAGTGAACAGGAAACTCAGGATGTACCTGACCCTGCACCTGTAGATACAAGCGATCACCAGCACGATTATGAAAAGAGATACAAAGACTCATCTCGTGAAGCTAGAAAGTTAAAAGATGAACTTGATAGTCTTAAACAGTATACTCCCATAATCGAGCGCCTCAAAGAAGACACGGGAATGGTAAATGTAATTAAAAACTACGTTGAAAATGGTGAACAACCACAAAACGTAAAAGAGGCACTTCAACTTCCTGAAGATTTCGTATTCGACTTAGATGAAGCGATGTCAAATCCTGGTTCTTTAAGCGGAAAAGCTTTAGAACATACGATTTCAAGCGTTGTCGATAACCGTGTCAATACACAACTTGCTAAAGAACGTGAGATACAATCACAAGAAACTGAAAAGCAACAACAAGCTCGTGAAGCTGATTCTTTTAAAAAGCAATACAATATTTCTAATGATGAATATGAGGATATGATGGATTGGGCGAATAGTCATAAAACATCTTTAGAAGATATTTATTATTTAAAGAATCGTGATTCTAGAGACCAAAAAGTTGCTCGAGGTGTAAAGGAAGATGTGTTGAAACAAATGAAATCTGTAAGAAGTATACCAAGTAGTGTTGCTAATAAAAACACAGAAAAAGTAGAAGCTGACCCTAATGACAAATTATTTGATGCATTAGCGAACGTAGATGCTGGACTGGAAGGTTTATTTAAGTAACATCTTGTTAGTGTCTCATTAAAAGAAAGATGAGGCTAAAATGGCTGACAACCCTTTGAAACTGAGTACACATGCTCAGTCGCAAGTTGAAAGTAGTTTTAATACTGGTGATCTGCGTAGACGGTTTGATTTCTCGGAAAGAGTTTCTGAGCTATCTGTAGACCAAACTCCTTTTTTCCGAGTATTAAGTAAGATTGGTAAAAAATCTACTACTGACCCTGAGTTTAAGACTCTAGAACAACGTCATATGTGGCATAAGCGTTATGCTTACGCTACTGCAATGGATCTAAACGGTGGAGTCATCGGCTCTGGCGATAATGATAATGAATATGTGGATTTTTCATTTGCAAGTACTGATTTGCAATTGGATGATGAGATGAATGTTAAGTTTGAAACTGACTATTTATCTGCTGGTAACGTACAAAATGTACTTGGTCAAACAGGTACTGCTGTAGGTGCTGCTGGTACAAAACCAATATTCTTCTTAGTTAATCAAATCGTGAAGATTCCAGTAAGAGTATTTGCAAGCGCAATTGCCGCTGGTAAAGACAACACTGCTCCTGATGGTTTTAAAAAAGACTATCTAATGGTTAAAATTACTGCAATTGGTTCTCCTAATACTGGAGCTGATGCACAAGCAGTTTATGCAAAGTGTAAAGTAATTAGACCAGTTGCAGTTGGTTCTGACACTTACTGGACATTACCTGGTGCTCAATATCACCATGGTGGTACAACGTTTGATGCTATGATAACTAATGCTTATACAGAAGCTGATAAGTGTTATGTCGTTGGTTCAGCACACGCTGAAGGTTCAAGTTTCCCAGATACCTACAAAGATACACCTTACAAAGATGTAGTAGGTTATACACAAATCTGGAAGACAACCTGTCAAATGACCAATACTGCTCGTGCTACTGAACTCAAACTTGCAAAAGATGAGTGGATGAGAATTTGGAAGAACAAACTTATCGAACATAAGTACGATATTGAAACAGATCTTCTTTTCTCTTCAAAACAAAAAGATGCTGATGGTGTTCGCTATACAGCTGGTTTAGTTGACTATGTATTATCAAGTGGTAATATATTTTCAATTAACTTGGCTTCAGGTGGAACAACTTCAGATGACTTCTTGGATAACATGAGTGATTTCATGGACCCACGTTACAACAACGCTAATGCAACTATGTTTATGTGCGATACTGCAACATATAACTGGTTACATAAGCTAGGTGGTTTCCAAAAGAACGATGTCGAAATTAGCAGTCAATTCCGTTTTGACTTTGCTATTAGCGGCAAAAAACAGCTCTTTGGTTTACCTGTAACGCAAATCAGTACTCCTTACGGTGATATGAACGTTGTTCGCAACATTCACTTAGATGCATCACCAGTAAGAATCGTAGCTGTGAATCTAAAGCACGTTGCTTACAGACCATTGGTCGGTAATGGCGTAAACAGAGATACGCAAATCTACGTTGGTGTACAAAGTTTAGAGAACACAGGTGTTGACCGCAGAATCGACCTCATTCAGACCGAAGCTGGTCTAGAGATCGTTATGCCAGAAGCACACGCTGTTTGGAAAGACTAATCTGATTAACCAATAAACAAAATCGTAAATGCTAGGGGGCTAGTTCCCCCTAGCTAGATTTAAGGAGCAAAAATGCCAAGTGGAAAAGGAACTTACGGTTCAAAAAGAGGAAGACCATCAAAAAAAGCTAAAATGGCTGGTAGAAAAAAAATGGCAAAACCAGCAAAAAGAAGAAAACGTAAATAATGGCGAGCTTACAAACTCAAGTTCGTGGATTAGCTGGTACTTCTACTAATGAACTACAATGGGTCAATGATGGAATAAGAGCTGTTGTTGACAGAGTTTTGTCAATTGACCCAGGTTCTGCATATTTGTTTACACAAAGTCTTGATGGTGGTGGTTCTGGTTTTGCAACTGTAACTAATAGACAGCATGTATTAAGTGTTGCAGTGGGAAGTAAAAGTGCAACAGAAATACCTGCAAGTAAAAGATTTGTAGCAGCTGAAGCTAGTTCGCTTCAAAAAGCGACAGCAGATTATCCACAATACTATTTTTTAAATCAAAAATTATTTGTTATACCATCTGGTAGTTTTACCTACAGTGCAGTTGAGTACACTACATTAGCTAATTTGAATGGTACAACTATAAGCAATTTTCCTACTAGTCTAATACCTACTGTAGTGAATTATGCAGCTATGAAATCTTTAAATGAAAAAATGGTCGGCTATACGGGGCTCTCTGGTTTATCTCTTACTCTACCTTCTGTACCTCCGCAACCATCATTAGTTTTTTCTGTGACGGATACGATTACGGCGGTGAATACTGCAGAAATTACTAATGTCTCGCTACCAGAGTTTGTTTCGGTAGCCGACCCTAATATTTCTACGTTGGATCTATCAAGTTTTAATGTACCTGTAACACCTGATGCTCCATCATTTTCATATAGTGACGCTAGTTTGCAAAAAGCATTTGCATCGTTAAATGTTCAGTTTAGTACATCTGCGCCAACGTATACTGCTCCAAGCATGAAACCTATAGATTTTACAAAAATATCATCGTTAATTGAAGATGATGAAGATATAGAATTAGCACAAATCAAACTTTCTGAAGAACAAGTTAAAGTTTCAGAATTTTCTGCTGAAGTTCAAGATAGCGTAAATGCTTTTAATAAAGAAAACACAGAGTACCAAATACAATATCAAAAGTCCGTACAGGAATTTGAAAGCCAAGTTAACCAAAGAATACAAGAAATGTCTATTTCTAGTAACATAGACCTTCAAAACAAGGCTAAATCGCTTGAAAAAGAAGTAAGTGAGTACTCATCTAAGCTACAAAGATATACGCAGGATTTACAGCGTTATCAAGCCGATGTAAGCAAATCTGTGCAAGAGTGGACATTGAATAACTTGCAATATAAATTTGCTAAGTATCAAACAGACATAAATGAGAATCTAAACGAGTATCAAGCTAAAGTAGGTTCTACTTTGCAAAAATATTCTGCTGATATAACAAAATTAGGTACAATAACCCAAACCGAAGCAAATAAACTTGGAGCTAATCTTCAAAAAGATTCTGCTAAAAATAATGTAGAACTACAAAAGTTTAATTCTGCATTACAAGATTTTTCACAACAATCACAAGTGTATATAAGCGAATTTAATTCTAAAATGCAAAAATCGCAGATAGAATACCAATGGTATGAAAAGCAATATGCAATTGTACAACAACAATATGAAAAAGGTTTTGAACCTTTTATGATAAGGAGACAACAAGATGGCGAACAGAGTTGAATACGCAGTTAGTGTTACTCCTGTAAAATCTACTACTTTTGGTGTAGACTATGCCGCAAGTGATGTTACAGATTTAACAGGTCAAGCACATGATTACATACACCCAGAAGTAGCAAAAACTTTAGGAGGCAGTGGTACTATTTCAGGGATCGCTGCAACAGTTGTTGGCTACGGGAATGCTACAGATGGAGAACCAGATTATTTAAATACTTCAAGTGGTAGTGGTACATTAGCAACATCTGCAGCTCAAGATATGGTTTTTATAAAAAATCCTGGATTAAAAACTGATGGAACAGAATTTACAGGAAAAATTTCAGTTAAAATGAAATTAACAAGTGGTGGGGCAGATCAAGGGGAGTTTTGCTCACTTTCAAAAGGAATGGCAATTGCACTGCCTGATGTTCCTACTGGTAAAACATTTACATTTACAGCTGTGGGTGGAAACATTGGCTCAGGCGATGATGATGTAAAAGTTGAATATATGATGATTACTTGATGGAAGATTGGACAACAGTAGAAGCAACACCAAATACTAATTGGGGCGACTCAGTAGCTGACCCTTCTACGTCTTATTCAACATCAGTTAATAGTGTCGCAACAACGTATAAATCTTTTCAAGTATTGTTTTTTGCAGACAATCTTAATGCTAGTTGGGAAGGTTTGGATAATATAGTATGGGGTTTTGAATGACGTTAAAAGAATTAATGGAAAGAGTTGGAACAACAAATCAAGGTTATGCTATAGCGTATACAAAAGATGCTATGCGTGAAATAAACATGATGATTGAAGATAATGTAGCCTTGAGTAAAGCAACTATTACTAAAGGTCAAAGATTTTATTCATTTCCTGATGATTTTATATCACTAAAAAATGTAATGGTTTATGATACAACTGAAACTAAATATGTTAAAATAAAAAGAACGTTAGAAGTTAAAGACGTAGATTCGGATAATACATAATGGCTATAGATTTTTTATATTATTTACAAGGAGCTAACATTGCTCTTGTAGAAAAAGAAGAAAACACAGAGCAATACAAAAGTCCAAGCACTACTATTAATGATGGTTTGCAATTAGAATATTCTAAAATGCCTACTGCTCCAACTGCTGATAACAGTACTATAGATCTTTCAGAAGAATTATGTTTAGCTGTTGTTGATTATTTAAAAGCAAAATTTGCTGAAAATGAACAGCAGTATGATAAAAGAAATTTTCATATGGCTGAGTTTAAACGTAAAGTATTTCAATACCAAAGAAATCGTTTTGGTGGATTAAGAAAAGTAGAACAAAAAGAACCATACGCAATTAAATGAGGATAATATGCCAAATAGTTTAGTAGGACAATCAATCGGAACAACATATAAACAACTTACTCATGTTGATGGTGGGTTAGAAAGTTCTGATAAAAAACTTTTAGATGGAGATGGTACAGAAGCATCAATAGAGCTTGGTACTGACAATATAAATGTTGTTACTCATAACGGGTCCAACAAAGGATTAAAATTACAAGGAACTCTGCTCACTGCTAGTGCAACGGAGTTAAATCAACTAGACAATAAAACAGTTGGTGGAAGTGGGTCTACGGATATACCAACCAACAATGGTACTGCTTCTTTCGACAATAAAACAATAGATGGAGGCTCATACTAATGGCTAATACTATTCAATTTAGGAGAGGTACAACAGTTCCTTCGAGTGGTCTGAACGCTGGTGAACCTCTATTCAAAACAAACGATGCTAGATTTTATATAGCATCAGGAGCTTCAACAGCTAACTGGGTTGGCGCACCAATCTTAGATGAAGACAATATGGCAAGTGATAGTGCGACTAAACTTGCTACTCAACAATCAATTAAAGCATATGTAGATGCTCAAGTAGCAACACATGATGCATTTGAGGAGTTAGTAGATACTAATATTAGCAATCCACAATCTGGTCAAATGGCTATATACGATGGTACTAATAGCTGGGATAATGTATCTATGGGTGGTGATGCTACAATGAACGCTGCTGGTCAAGTAACTATTGCTAATGATGCAATCACAAATGCAAAAGTTGCTGATGACGCAATAGATTCTGCTCAAATTGCTGATGGATCTATTGATACAGCTCATATTGCAAACTCACAAGTAACAAACGCTAAACTTGCTAACTCAACTACTACTTTTGCTGGAGATTCTGGCAGTAACCAGGCTATGGCTTTAGGAAGTACTTTTACAATAGAAGGTACTGCTAATGAAATAGAAACAACTATGGCTACAAATAAAGTAACTGTAGGTTTACCTAACAACGTAACAGTTAGTGGTAATTTAACTGTAAATGGTACAATGACAACTGCAACTAGTCAACAAGTAGAGCTAGGTGATGTTAATATTATGATGGCTAAAGAAAACTCAGCAAACTCTGTTGATATAGGATTCTTTGGCAAATACGTTGCTAGTGGAACAAAATACAAAGGAATATTTTCAGATCAAGACAATTCAGATACTTGGACATTTTTTAAAGGAACTGGTACTGAACCAGCTTCTACAGTAGATACTAGTGCTTCTGGATATGCATTAGCTGGTATTAAATGTGCGAGTGTAGATGGTGCTACCATTGATGGTGGTACATATTAATGGCAAATACATTACAATTAAAACGAAAAACAAATGCTACTGGCTCTCCTACAGCAGGAAATCTTTCTGAAGGAGAATTAGCTATAAACACTGTTGATAAGAAACTTTTTTTTAAAGACTCATCTAACAATGTGCAAGAAATAAAAGATAGCACAACACAAACTGAAGAAGCATTGGCAAATTCAGTTGCTATGGCTGTAGCTTTAGGATAACATTATGGCAAATACATTTAAAGCAAAGACTAAACTAAATGTATCAGGCTCTGCGGGTAGTCCTACGACTATCTATACTGTACCTAGCTCTACAACTGCTGTTGTACTAGGATTAACCCTTTCGAACACAACTGCATCAACATCAATTACAGTAACTGTTAAAATGGAAAACAATGATGGCGACAATATTACTGTACTTAAAAATGCACCTGTTCCATCTGGTGGATCATTGGAGGTTATGTCTGGTAATAAAATAGTCATGGAGGCTAGCGATATACTTAAAGTATATGCAAGTGGTGCTAGTTCTTGTGACTGCTTACTATCACTAATGGAGATTACTTAATGCCTTTTATTGGTAATAAAGTAGCTGATGTTGCAGTAACTGTTGGTCAGGGAGTTATTGATGCTAGCCACATACAAGACGCTAGTATTACTACTGCTGACATTGGTAACGATGCAATTACACCTAATAAAGTAGACGACGACGGAACTGGATTCCAAATGGGATCACTTGGGCTTGGTACTGCTGTATCAGGTTCTCATAAACTAACTGTTGGTGGTACTGCTTCATTTACAGGAATAGTATCTTTAGGTGATTTAGATATAACACCAACTTCATCTAATGTATCTGTTATAAAACACGATAGTGGTAGTGGTTCATTAACTTTACAAGGCGACCAAATTAATATTAAAAATAGAGCAGGAGATGAGACAGGTTTAACTTACAATGATGGTGGAGGAGTTACTTTTGGGGGCAGTATAACGCAATCTGCTAATGCTAATTTAAGACATACTATTACAGCAGGTGGTAGTGGAGAAGCATCTTTAGTTTTAACTGCTAACAATAGTACAGGTGATTCTTTTGTAAGATGGGAAACAAATTCTACAACTTTTTGTTTAGGTTTTGATAATTCTGATAGTGATAAATTTATTTTAAGTGCAGGAAGTGACCCTCATTCTAATAGTGTAATAAACATACAACCTGATGGTTCATCAATAGCCATAGATAAACCTTTAAGTTTTACAGATGTAGTAACAGGTAAAACAAATTCACATATTTCATATACAGCAGGTCAAGGAACAGACACGGTAACTGGTGGAGCTTTTCGTGCCCCAGGTTCTGATATAGTTACAGGAAGATTATTTTTACAAGGGTATCAAAATGGAGCAACTGATTTAGTAGGATTTAATAACGAATCAAGCCAATTAGTATTATATAATTATACAGACAGTGCTTATATGGTAAAATTAGACCATACAGGCAATGTTTCTATAAATGGTGACAGATTTATGCTTATGGAAAGCAATACTGATAAAGGATTCTTTGGTAAAGACGATTGGGCAACAAGTGGTGGAAGTGCTGACAATGTAAATGTAGGCTCTTATAGTGGTCAGGTTAAATTA